CTAATGGGCGATGGGCACAAAAATAGGGGAGGCGGGTTGTTCGGGGGGTGTGGGGCAGTTAAGGGTGTGTTGGCTGGGATCATCAGTAAAGCGCATAAAGGGGGGGCAAAACCAAATTTTAGCGCTGCCCACCTCCCCATCGCGGTTTTTGGCGACAATTAATTCGGCCTCATGGCAGCCGCTAATGTGGCTTTCCTCTAGTTTGTCTAACGCCTCTTGGGTGAAAGTATCCCGCTCCTCTTTGTTAAGGCTGATTGTGTTGGTCTTTTTATCAACTTTGATGCTCCCAAAGCGTTTGGCCGCCTCAGCAAAGACGCGTTCTCTAGCGTATTTGAACTCTCGATGCAAGAATATCACCATGTCGGCATCTTGCTCGATGCTCCCGCTCTCTTTGAGATCAGATAAGAGCGGGCGGCGATCTTCTCTGTCATTGACTGCCCGTTTGACTTGGCTTAGGGCGATGATAATGATGTCATTTTGCACGGCACACGCCTTGAGTGCGGCACTCACTTTTGAGAGTTTGGAATGTAGGTTGTAATCATCATCTTGGGTTTCAATTAGCTGGATATAATCCACAATGACCAATTTTACCCCTTTTTGTTTGGTTGCGGTGGTGATAGCCGTGATGATGGTGTTTAAATCCCTAGACCCGGCGTATGTGTAAAAGGGCAGGGCGCGCCTTTTTGCCATCCCTTGCTTGATCGCCTCCTTGCGTTTAGGGCCTAGATTGCCTAAGTTTTTGAGGTCTTTAACCGGGACACCCTCTAAGAGGCTGACCACCCTTAAGCCAATGGCGGTGCGCGTCATCTCTAGGCTGCAAAATAGGGTGCCATTTTTAGGGTTGGCAATGGGGATTTGTAGGGCGAGATTGAGGGCCAGGGCGGTTTTACCCATTGAAGTGCTCGCCCCGATGATGATCTGATCGCCGGGTTTAAAGCCCCCGGTGAGTTCATCTAAGGGGGTATAGCCGCTTTTGATGATATTGAGCTTGCCCTCCTCGTATAAGATGATGTCGCCCAGTAACGCACCATCATCCATTGCGCCATCATAGATCAAGTCTGCACAGGGGGAATAGGCGTGGCTGATGTTCTCTAGGCTCTGCAGGGCGTGGGCGTGGATGTCTTTGGGGCGGGCAATAGAATTGCATTCTTTTTGCACATTTGCGCCCATTTCTTGCAAAGCCCGGCGGTGGGCTTCCTCTTTGAGTAGGGCGATAATGTGTTGGATATTGGGGGGGGTTAGGGGTGTTCATAATAACCTCCAATTCAGCCTTTAATCCCACCTTTTTAGGCGTGGGGTGATACTCTATAATGAGTTCTTGGCTTAGTATAGCATGTGTGGTTAATATTTGGTGAGCAATTGAAAAAATGCTTTGGTGGATAGGGGTAGTGAAGTCTTGGAGTTCTAGCGGGTTTTTGTCTAAAAACTCCTTTGGGGCGACAGATTGGATTAGAGCCGCCAAAATGGCGCGCTCGTGTTTTAGCAATTCTTGCAAGTCCATTAGAAATATTTGAACTTGCTATCAAAGGTAACCATGAACTCGGCTAGGTCCTGTGCCATCACCACCCGCCTTCTATTGAGCTGGGTATAACGGGGCATGTCTCTATCCCCAGCGGTGAATTTGTTTTTGATGGTCTCTGGGGTTACTTGGAATATACCCGCCAAATCCTCGTAACTGAGCATGAGCCCGTGTTTTTCGATGATGCTTTGGGTGATGGCGATGATCATTTGCTGTTGGTAACTAATTGCCATTGTGATACTCCATAGTGATGTAGCCATCGGCTTGCATTTTTTTAAGGGCTTGAAACACCTTTAAGCTTCTAAAGTGTGGGTTTTGATTACTGCGGTAGCGGGTATGGTAGTTCAGCGTGCCAAGTTTAATGCCGTATTCTTTGGCAAAAAGACTTAGGTTGCCAAAATTATTAATGATTTTACTATGGTTAAGCGTGATTTTCATTAATACTCCTTATATCTTATTGCAATAATAAATAATAAAATTTTAATTCTTGCTTAAAATATAATGATAATGAATAGTAAAGCGTAAGCAAAGAAACAATTAAATAAAATTAGTTATGCAAAAAGAACAAGATTTTAAACAATTGACGCGAGAGATGAAGGCGTTTTTTAATGTAGATTCTTTGGCAAAGATAGGACTTGCACTGGGTTATTCACGGGGGGCTATTAATGCATGGTGTGCCAAACAACGCTTTTCAGCTAATGCCCTTCTAAAGTATTATGAGTTGCGGGCTAAAGGCACGCCCCCGCCCCCTGCTAAAGAGGAAAAACACGCTGGGTATAAGCAGTTGGCACGGGAAATGAAAGAGTTTTTTGGGGTGGGGTCTTTAAAGGGGGTGGCTAAGAGTTTGGGGCTTTCACCTACCAGTGCCTCTAATTGGAGCAACGCCAAGCAATTCCCCGATCATATTGTAGAAAAATTCCAGCAAATGCGATCGGCTAAACAAGCCCAAAACCCGACACAAAAGGGGCTTTTTGGCTCTTTGCAAGCAGATAGCACCCCCCCCCCCCCGCTTCGTGGGGATTGGGGGCGCAATGGCAATCCCCAAGAGACACAGGAGCGGATCAAGCAAGTAGCTGAGTTATTGCACGCAACACGGCGCGCACACGGGTTTAAAAACTGGGTTGAGATGGGGGAGGTGATGGGTGTGCCTGCAGGCACATTGCGGGCGTATTCCAGTGGCAAGAGTCAGGGCGTGCCCTCTAGGGCATTTTTGCGTAAGTTGGCTAAGTTAGCCGATGTGAGCGCGTTAATAGGGGAGGTGCAGGTAGCACAATGGGAGCGCAAGAAAGAACATGGCGATGTCCTTATCGCTGTCTATGATAGTTTGGGGACTTTGGTCCCCCAGGAGGAAATCAAAGCCCCGATGATGAGTTTGGGCTTGCGTGTGCGTTACCCTAAGAATGCGTTAGAGATTTTGGGCGTGCAACAAGAGGAAATACGCCTAGCACGCTTGAAAAACGATAGTATGAGCCCGCTTTTAGAGGCGGGGGATTATGTGGTGATTGAGGATTGTTTAGAGCTTAGGAGTGGGGATATTATTGTGTTTGAATACGCAGGCGAGGTGTTCATTAAGCGCATTGAGAAGAATCCTGTTACGGGGGGCATTAAGTTTTTTGCGGCTAATAAAGACAACCTAGACTTTGAGCTCCCAAACGGGGTCGATGAGAAGTTTAAGATGATGGGCGTGGTTAGGGGGAAGTTTAAAATCTTTTAGCGTTTAAGGTTTGGGGGGCATTTGGTGGGATTTTGGCGGGTCCTTCCTCGCATTTTTTTAAATCGCTAGCCGCGCGGCTACCCCAAAAAACACTTTTTTTATTAAGTTTTGAACCCTTACACTTACACAAAATCCCCTAAAATAGGGCACTCACACACACATAAACCTTAAACATAATCCCATTATCACAAAATTATGAAAATCAACATACACTATCAAATTCCCATAATTCTCCACAAAATGGCATTTTTTTTGTTTAAGGTTTCTAGCCCCAAAATACCCCAAAATACCCCCAAACCCCGCCCAAATAATCCCCAAAAGCCCCCTAAAGTGCCCCGCCTCTAAAAACGCTAAGCTGCCCCCATGTATTCCACCCTAAACCGCCATTTTTGCCCGCCCTAACTGCTAAACCGCCGCCCAATCGCCCTAACCGCCCGCCCCTAAACCATCCAAAATGTAGCCCCGCCTATCTAAAAAACACCCCCAAAACCACCGCCACCCAATTTGCCCCGCTCTAAAATTGCTAATAATGCTAATATATATGCTAAGATAGCAAAAATAGTAGTTTGGATACAGACAAGCCAAAACACTTTAGGGGGCTAAATGTATGGAGAAGTGAAAATCTACCTCGCCACAATACTAGAGGTGCAAAAATCCAGCGTCAAAGTGCGCTACAATAACACCACCAGCGACTTTGTGCCCTATACGCAGGTGCATAACGCTTTTAGAACCACCTACAGCCCGCCCACACCTAACCAAACCGCCCTTTATTTCAAAATGGGGCATTTTGGGCTGGTGCTAGGCACTTCCATACTCCCCCAAGAGATTGAGGACAAGCAAGAGATGGACACCCAACGCATAGAATACGCCGATGGCACAACCATCACCTATAAAGAGGGCGTGCTCAAAATTGAGAGCCTCAAAGAGATTAAGATTGAATGCGAAAATGCCCAAATTAGCGCTAAAAAGCAGGCAAGCATTGAATGCCAACAAGCCACTATCACCGCCAAACAAGAGGCAAAAATCAAAGCCCCTAAAGCCTGCATTGATGCCACAGACATCACTTTAGGGGGAGCGCAAGCTAGCCCCACAGCAGGTGTGATCACGGGTGAGAGTATCTGCCCCTTCACAAAAGCCCCCCACAACGACTTTAGCACCAAAGTTAAGGCACTCAAATGATGCAAGTTTTAGACAAAATCCAACTACAGCCTGAATTTAACGCCTTTATGCGCGAGATGTGCTCTGCTAGCGAACTCCAAGAGCTCTTAGGGCTTACCCCCCATCAATTCCGCATACTTGAAAAAAAGGGCGTGTTTGAGGCGAGCAAATGCGTGGTTTTCTACAATGATGAACATAACAAGCCCGTGGTTTGTGCCTCCCTCAAATACAACACCCGCCTTAACATTCTAGCCTACACCCGCCATTTGCAACCCCAATTAGAGGGGCTTAAAAAGCAGGGTAAAATCATTGAGGAGCTAAAGCGCACCCTTAAGACCCTCCAACGCCAAGATAAACGGGTGGGGTTGCAAAAGGAGCGTATCGCCGATCTGTCTAGCACTAAAGCCACCTACGACAAAGAAAACAAGGAATTAAAGGGGCAAATTAGCGCGCTTTTGGAGCAAAACAAAGCCCTAGAAACCCGCACCTCTGATCAATTAGCCGCCATTTTCAACACCGACAGAGAGGGGATTTTCAACCTCACGGCTAAGGGCATTTGTATTAAAACCGATCGGCGTTACTGGGATTTTGAGGGCAGTGTGCGCAATTACATTAAAGTCTTGCAAGAGCAAAAACAGCCCGACCCCAATAAAATCAACACCGCCACGCTTTGTGAGATTTTGGGCTTGACCAAACAGCGCATTTACCAGTTAGAGGGGGCGGGCGTGTTTGCCAAGAGCGAGCATGACAGCTGGGATTTAACCCAAACGCTCAACCAGTTTATCACCTATAAGCTCCAAAACGAGGAGAGCGAGCTAGGGGTGGCGCGCGCTAGAAAAGAGTTAGCCGATGCCAAACTCAAAGAGTTATCCTACAAAGAAAAGGTGGGCGAATTATTGACCTTTGATACCATCGCTAAAGCCCTCCAAGACATCGCTATCACCATCAGCAATAAGCTTTATAGCCTCCCCCACCTTTTAAAGCGCAAGCACCGCCTAGAAGCCCCTTTAATCCAAGATTTGAACTTAGAAATTGAGTCCATCTTAGCCGAATTGCAAGACCCACAAGCCTACGAGTTAGCCAGCCAACAAGCCCAAGCCATCGCCCAAGAGGAGCAAAAGCTTGAAAAACTCAATGCCAGTATGCGGGAAAGCCCCATAGGCGGTAGTGATGACAAAGACTAACACGGGTCGCCCCCTCAAACGGGTAGGTAGTTTTAACTTTAGAATCCGCACGCACTCTCTCTCCCAAATTGCGCGCCTAAAAGAGGCCTTTGCTAAATCCATCTTCATTAAACCCCATTTGGATTTACTGGAGTGGTCGCAAACCTACCGCGTGCTATCCAAGGAATCCAGCGCGCTTTTTGGCAAATTCAACGCCCTAAGCTACCAACAAGAGCCCATGCAGGCCATCAGCGACCCCTCTATCACCGAAGTGGTCTTAATGTGGGGCGCGCAATTAGGCAAAAGCGAAATCTTGAACAACACCATCGGCTACTTTATCCACCAAGACCCCTCTACAATCCTTTTTTTATTGCCCACTGAGGACTTAGCCCAAGATTACTCCAAACGGCGATTAGCCCCGATGTTTAGAGATGTGCCCGAATTGCAAGAACTCATCGACAATAAAGAGAGCAATAACACCATTCTAACCAAGAACTTCAAGGGGGGCAATTTAGCCTTAGTGGGCTCTAATAGCCCCTCTAAGCTCTCCTCTAAGCCCATTAAGGTTTTAATCGTAGATGAATGCGATCGGTGCATGAACACCAAAGAGGGGCATAGCATAGTCCTAGCCCAAAAACGCACCGCGACCTATTTTGATAAAAAGATTATCAAAGTGAGCACGCCCACGCTCAAAGGGCATAGCTACATTGAAAGGGAATTTGAAAGCAGTGACAAGCGTTACTTCTTTGTGCCCTGCCCGCATTGTGGCTTTGAGCAAACCCTAGTTTTAAGCGGGGTGGTCTATGACACAGATAAGAAAGAAAAGCCCATTTATGAGACCATCGCCTACCAGTGCATTGAATGCGGGTCTCATTGGAGCGAAACCCAAAAGCAACAAGCGGTTAGCAAAGGCAAATGGATAGCCACTAATGCTAATGAACACACCCAAGATAAGGCAGGCTTTTTTCTAAACGCTCTGTATAGCCCCTTTGTGAGCATGGCAGAAATCATCAAAGACTACCATAACGCCCTAGGCAACCCCTCTAGCATGCAGGTTTTCACCAACACCCAAGAAGCCCTGCCCTATGAACCCCCCTCTATTGTCTTTGGGGAACAGGCATTATTTGCGCGCCGTGAGGATTACAGCGCGACTAATTTGCCCGATGAAATCCGTTTTATCACCGCTGGGGTGGATGTGCAGGCTGACAGGCTAGAAGTGGAATTTAAAGGCTGGGGCAATGGTTATGAAAACTGGGGGGTCAAACACCTTATTTTAAAGGGCAAGACTAGCGACCCCCAAGTGTGGGGGCATCTCTACCAGCAACTCAAGCAGATTTTTTACACGCAAAGCGGGCGCAGGCTGTTTAGCTCTCTTAATCTCATTGATAGCGGGTTTAATGCCGAAATTGTCTATAGTTTTGTGCGCAAAGACCCCCGTTTTATGGCAAGCAAGGGGCATAGCGAACAAAGTGGCAAAAAGCCCATCATCGAGCCCCCCAAATTCATCGCTAAGGGCGTGAAATTCTGCAACATCGGCACTTATAAGGCTAAGGGGGAAATCTTCCGCCTTTTGGCGAGTGAAAACATCGGGGCGGGTTACTGCCACTTCCCTAATGACTACCCCCTAGAATACTTCCAACAGCTTACAGCCGAAAAGCTAGAAAAGAATGTCAATACCCGTGGTTATGAATCCTTGCGCTGGGTTAAAATCCGCGAGCGCAATGAGGCATTAGACTTATTCGTGCTCAATTTAGCCGCCGCCAAACACCTTAAGGTCTTAGACAATATACAACAGGAGGTTAAACATGGACATCCCTAATACCCCCCAAATTGATTTACACGCCGGGTTAGACCCGCTCAAAAAAGCCCGCGTTAATGCGCGCCCTGAAAGCGTGGATTTGCCCAAAGTGCCCAAACAGAGCGATTTAGGGCTTTTTGTGCCTAGGGTGGTGGGGCAAGAGGAAAACACTAAAGATACGCCAAACACGCAAGAACCCCCAACCCAAGAGGGGCAAAAAACACCCAAATCTCCCCCATGTGGGGGCAATCTCTTAAGGGTTGCCAAAATTGAGGCAGCGATTCAAAACATCTTAGACAATTTGGCTAATGGTATTGAAATCTCTAAATACGAGATTGATGGTATCCGCATTGAAAAACGCTCGCCCTTAGAGCTCATCAACCAATTAGAAAAGCTCAAAATGCGCCTAAGTGCCAAACCCCTACCCCGCTATGTGCAATACCGCTTTTAGGAGTGTAAGATGTGGCCCTTCAATCTGTTTAAAAAAAAGCCCCCCATACCCCCCAAAAAACGCTTTTATAACCCCGCTCCGCCCTCTTTAGCCCCTAGTGAGCTAGAAAGAGATGATCTCTTGAGGTTACTTAGTAACACCCGTGTGGATGCCAATTTTAGCGCGCTTAGAGCGCAAGCTAGGAGTTTGAGCACGACCAGCGCATTATTGGCGGGTTATTTTGACACTTTGGACAAAGAGATTTTTGGGGACAATGGCATTAGCTTAGATTTATACACCCCTAATGCGGAGCTCAATACCCAAATTGAACAAGCCTTTTTAGCATGGCGGCACTCTATCCCGGAATGCCCTTTGAGCTTTTGGGAGGTAGAAAGCCTTGTTTTATTGCATTACAAACGCGATGGGGAGGCGTTTGTCTATCTAAATGAAACCCCGCAGGGTTTGAGCCTAGCCATCATTGACCCCCAAAATGTCGATGAAAACGCCGATGATGGGCAAATGCTTTTAAGTGGCGTGGAAGTGGATAGCCTGCATAACCCCGTAGCTTACCACATTAAGCGCGCTGATGGCAATATTGAGCGTGTGCTAGCTAACAATATCATCCACATTTTCAAACGCTTAAATGGCTTGCAAACCAGAGGGGTAACCCATTTAGCCCCCATTATCCACCCCCTCTATCAAAAAGAGAAATTCAAAAGTGCTGAGCTCAAGCGGGCTAGATTGCAAAGTGAAATCACGGGCTTTTTTGTGGCAGGCGAGGAGCACGAGATATTCCCGGGCGTGATTGAGGATTTGGACAACCAACAAAACCCCCAAGAGCCTAAGGCTAGTGTGAGCGAGCGTGTGGAAGTGGGCAAGATGACCTATATTGAAAAAAACCTCAAGCCCTATTTCACCGAGAGTCATAACGCCACGAATATAGAATTTTTCATCAAACAGACCGACAAAGAGATCGCCAAGGCTTTGGGGGTGAGTTATAGCACGCTTACAGGTGATCTCAACGAGGTTAATTATTCCTCCATTCGGCACGGGGCAAGCGAGCAAAGACGCCAATTTAGGGGCTTGCAAAACTTCCTTATTAGGCATTTGCACAACCGCATTTTCAAGGCGTGGCTGGATAATGAGATCAAGCTAGGCAACATCGCCCTAGAGCAGCGCCCCGCCATTTTAAGCCACTTTGCCTTTAAGCCCCAAGGTTGGGAATATATCGACCCGCTCAAAGAGATGAACGCCAATAAAGTCGCTTTAGAGACCGGGCAAAAGTCCTTAAGCCAAATCTTGCGGGAACAGGGCAAGGAGTTAGACACGCACATCGCCGAATTGAAAAAAGAACAAGAGATTTATGCTATTTTAGCCGCGCGTAAGTCGCGCTAAAACCCTGAAAAGGAAACCCCTGCCAGTGCGGGGGACTCTGTTAGCTACTTTTTGCTTTTTTCTCTCTTGCGTTTGAGGACAAACTTAAGCCCCCAAACAGAGATTTTGAGATAAAATAGCCGGACAGAGTTTTTACCATGTTTTTTCATGGTAAAACTCCCTGACAAGATTTGCCCCTTGCGGGGCGTTGCTATTCTAGTTTAAAAATCCTTAAAATTTTAAGATTTTGTTAATCATCTTGGATTAGAATGTTGTTGTTTTGGGGCGCAAAAATCCCGTTAAAAACCACCTTAAGGAGAAACCCCCCAAATGGGGGGACCCTACTCAGGCTTTTTTCACCCTTTTGCGTTTGAGGACAAACTTAAGCCCAAAAACGCTAATTTTGAGGTAAAATACCCGCGTAGAGTTTTTGCCATGTTTTTTCATGACAAATCCTCCAATAAGAGTGTTGCCCCTTGCGGGGCGTTTTCATTTTAGCCAAAAATCCCTTAAGCGATTAGTGATTTGTTAAATGTATTTATCCAACATTAGGCGGTGTGGGTTTTAGGCAATTCCAAAGCTTGTAGTTTGAAGCCTAGTTTTTTCAAAGCCGGCAAAAGCCAAAAATCCCCCTCTAGGGCGGGCAATTCCACCCCCTTAGACTCGGCGACATGCTTAAAAGCCCGCTTAATCTCTGCCACATCGCCATCCTCTAAAACCGCATTGAGGTAGGACAGCCGTCTTTCCTCTGTATCCAACATTTGCGCCACTCTAAAGGATTTAAAAGCCATGTCAAAATTCCTCCTCTAAGATTTTCTGCGCTTTGATTATATCCTTTTGTTGCGTGCTTTTGTCCCCCCCGCACAATAAAATCACCAACACATCGCCCTTTTTAGACACATAGAGCCGATACCCCGGTCCCGTGTGTATGCGGAGCTCAAAGATTGAGCCCACAATGTGCTTGTGATCACCAAAATGCCCGCTTTCTTGCAACGCATCGATACGACGAGCGATAGCATCGCGTGCGCTCAAGTCCTTGAGTTTGTCTAGCCATTTTGTGAATTCATCTGATGTTTGTATTTCCATACCCACATTCTAACACAAAAGACCCCTTTTTAGGGCTTTAGATGGTGTTCAAACTTAAACGGGTTTTCTTATGGCTTTTTTTCTTTAAGAAAATTTTTATAATGCGCGCTTCCCCCCCAACTTTGCAGTTTGTGTCGCTGTGTTGCGAGGCGCGCTCGCGTAGGCACAATAGGCAAGGTAACTATATCCGTTAATGGGAAGCTCTAGCGCGCATTATAAACTTGGTTGCTTAAAATGAGCTTAAGCACCTTAAAACTAGCTTAAATCATCGGCACAGCGGGGCTTGCAAGACCTTAATTTAATCTTTTGTTTTTTTTTATTGTTTATGATTTAAGTTTGTGGCGGGCTAATCTTAAGCGGTCGGGGTGTTCTCATTTAAGTTAAATTTAAGCATAAATTTTAGGGCGTGCAAAATCTTTTATTTTTGGACTCTTAAAAAAACGCTAGAGCAGTGCGCAACATTTTTAAATCAAAAAAAACAACCCAATAACCTTAATCGCTTAAAACTAAAGTGATTGTTCTTTCCAAAGATCACGCTTGTTAAGCCAAGCTAAAGGCAACCGCTAGCGGCGGACGCGTCCTATTTTTGTTTTAAAAGGCAAGGTTTTTCTGGGTTTCACGCCAAGGGACCACTCCCTAACAACTTGGGTTTCTAGGCATGTAACTAGCTCCGCCCGCAAATGCAAAGCGCAACCTACACCTTTTGTATTCCTATGCGGGTCGCCCCTAACCAAGTGTATGCTATATTTTAAGATATTTTCGCTAATATTACAAGCATGATAAAAGATACGAGTTTAGAGCAACTAAAAGCAGTCGTGGATATTGTGGATGTGGTGGGGAGTTATATTGAGTTGAAAAAAGAGGGGGTGCGCTTTAGTGCCATTTGCCCTTTCCATAACGAGAAAACGGCTAGTTTTAAGGTCGAACCCGCTAAGAATTTTTTTAAGTGCTATGGGTGTGGGGTGAGTGGCAATGCCATTACTTTCGTTATGGAATACGAAAAAATCGGCTTCCAAGAGGCAGTCGAAAAGCTAGCCACCCGTTATGATATTACCTTAGAGCGCACTAACCAGCGGGCTTATGAGGAACAAAAGGGCTTTTTAGGGCTTTTAGAACAGATCGCCACTTGCTACCAAGAGATTCTAGCACGCACTCCCCACGCTTTGGAGTATCTTAAGGGGCGGGGCATTAGCGAGCAGTCTATGCAAGAGTTCCAGCTAGGCTATTGTGATAGTTGGCAAGTGTTGGGCTACATTGAGAAAAACAAACTAGATAAGCAGGCACTGCACCATTTGGGTGTGCTTGCTTACAACCCAGAGGGCAAAGAATACGCCTCTTTGTTTGGGCGCATCATCTTCCCGATTCAAAATTCTAATGGCAAGATTGTCGCCTTTGGGGGGCGTGCATTGCAAGAGGGCGATGTTAAATACATCAATTCCGCCACTAGCAGTGCCTTTAGCAAGTCTAAAATCTTGTATGGCTACCCCCAAGCCCGTTTAGCCATCTTAAAAGAGCAAAAGATGCTTTTAACAGAGGGCTATATTGATGTGATTTTAGCCCACCAAGCGGGCATAAAGATCGCAGTCGCCACTCTAGGCACAGCACTAAGCACCGATCACTTGCCCTTAATGAATATCCTTAAAGAGCGATCGCCCATCATTATGGCGTATGATATGGATAATGCGGGGCAGGAGGCGACACAAAGGGCGATCGAGTTGCTTTCTAATAACCTCAAATACGGCGGGGTGGTGGAACTAGAGAGCGGGCTAGATGTTGCCGACATGGTGGCACAGGGCAAAATCACGCAACTTAAAGAGGCTTTGTCTAAACCCGTGCCTTTTATTGAGTATTCCTTGAAACGCATTTTGAATCGCTACGATTTGGGGAACTTTTTGGATAAAGATTATGCGGTGCGGGAGTGTCGGGCGGTGATTGATGCCTTGCCCGAGTTTGCTCCCCACACCCGTAAGGGTTATACGGAGTGGCTCAAAGAACATTATGGCTTGGAGTTTGTCGACCACAAATACGACCCGCCTAAGCAAGAGGTTTTTAAGGACAACCCTACGGGTAGAAACTATGTTGAAGAGGCGTTTTTATATATCTTGCTCAAAAACCCCGCCCTTTTTGAGGAGGTGCGCCCCTTTATGGATATTAAATACTTCACAGAAGCCCCCGATGCCAAAATATACCAAGACTTCTTAGAGGGCAAACTCAATACCCCCCAGCAAGTCGCCTTTTTGGCGGGGGAATTGAATACCCGCTATTATGCCAAAGTTGAGGAGGGTGGGGATATAGTGGGAGAGTTGCGCGAGTATGCTAGACGCATGGGGCAGGAGTATTGGTATAAGCATTGGGTGGAAAAAAGGGATGCAGAGCCAGATATACGGAAGTTTTTTGATTTGGCAGCCCATGTGGATTTAATCGAGGGGGCTTGCGGTTTGGAGTCTTTGCCCCTTTTGCATATTGTGCCTAATTTGAAGGGCTTTACCCCCTATTTGTTCCCCCAAGCCATTAAACCCTACTATAATCCCCGCAAAATGATTTTAGCGGTTGATGATTTTTGCGCCAATGACCCCCGAGCCATTGCCATCGCTAGGGATTTGGGGCGACCGCTTTAATCAAATAGCGTTTTTGCGCCCCCGTAATTAGAGATCAGCAACTCCTGCACGCCCACCGCGCTTAAGCCCGCACGCATGCCATAAATCGTTTTAGTCTGCTCAATATTAAATCCGCTATAGAGCTCTAAGGCTAGCGGGTGGTCATTGATGCTTAGCAAAAAATTCCCCTCAATGTTTTTGAGCGTGTTGGCTAGGCGGGCGTGATCGGCTAGATTGAATGGCGTGTTGCCTCCGATGTTCTCATACACATCGGTACTGCCGATGTAGGGCGGATCGCAATAGAAAAATGTTTGGGGCGTGTCATAGGTCTTAATAAAATCCTCAAAGTCCTTATTAGCAAAAATCACCCTCTGCAGTCTCTTAGACTCTTTGTAAAAATCTCTATGTGTTAGGCGTGCGATCGCTTTAAAGTAAATCCTTTTTGAGGCGAGGTGTGGCACCCCCCCCCCCCCCTAAATCCATGGCTCTGCCCCCGATAACTCCATTGATTGACTTGACATACTCTCCCATAACTAAAGTTAGGGGATTCTAGCTTTAGTGGAGATCGCGGCTTCAAGCAGGACAGCTCCGTTTGGAGTCTTACATTCCCTATTCCAAAGGTTGATGCCCCAACCCCAAGGGTATTACCCCTTGATTGCAACACAAATATTAGCACAGCCATGCTGGTGCTAGCCTTATATCCCCATAGCTAAAGCTAGGGGCTTTACGGCGCGGTTGGCAATCTGCATAAATGCCTCACGCTCAAGGGGCAGGCGCGCATAAGCCCGGGCTAGGCTCTCTGGGAAATCCCGGGCGCAGATATAAAAATTGATGAGTTCTCTATTGGAGTCATTGACAATTTCAAAATTTTCTTTTCTTTTGGCGAACAACAAAGAGAGACCACCGGCAAAGACTTCGCAGAAGTATTTTCTACTGGGCAGTTTTTCTAAAAGCGTTTTGGTCAGATAAAACTTACCACCGGGCCAAACGAGGGGTTTGGTTGTCATGTGTAATCCTTTTTTGTAAATTTTAGCAAATTACAACAATTTTATACTATAAATACTTGACAAGATACTATAAAATACTATATAATACAGACATAAAAATAATCAAGGAGTTTCAAATGACAAAACAAGCCGTAGAAGTGAAATTCAAAAACGCATTCAGCCCCAAGAGTGTAACTTTTGGGAGCTTGCCATTAGAGGAGTTCCACATGAAAGTGCAAGCCCTCTATACCCTTAAGTGTAACCATCTTGAAGGTGAGGGGGAATTGCACTACGGGGCGACTTTGCATGTGCGCGCCAATAAGCTCGCATTCAAAAAACACGCCAAATCAATTGGATTTAGACAACTTAGGGGCTCCCAAACTTGCCACGTCGTATATAATGCTGATGGTGAGATCATGGGATACTTTTTTGTGCGGGGCAACCAATACTTCATGGGGCTTTTCTCCAAAGAACCCCCCGTTTGGGAAAATTTGAGCCTTGTTGCCCAAGTGTTAGATGGAGATGAGGGGGGATTTGTGGGGGGACTATATTTTGTCCAAGAATCCCCAGAAGTTGAGAAAGTAGAGGAAGTCCAAGAAACCGCCATCTGCCTATCGGCTGGATTTTGGGGGGTTAGTGCTTCAAAATGGGAGTCTCAAGGCATGGAGTATGATAACGCCCCCGTAGAAATTGTCTTTGAAGGGCAAACTTTGCATGCCAAATTGCAAAAGTTTAATAACCCCACATGGGGCAAGTGGGCGAATATCGTCTTTGATGGGGGCATAGAGGAGTCTTTGCTGGATCGGTTAGATGAATTTTTAGATGTCAATGATGACTGCCGCTATTTGCGCACGCAAATAAGGGGCGGGCGTGTTGTGGGGTTATCCCTTGATATTGACCAAGAATGCGCCGAACATGACGCATGGGTGGCGCAAATGTGTAAAGCCCAAAAAGCCCAAGAATACGAGTTGCACACGGAAAAGGCGGAATGTTCTTATTGCGCTTGTGTGCAAGATGGGCGGGTGGTTCTAGATGTGGGCGGGCAAGATAGCGCGCATTTTGTATCTTATCAGCCCTTAGAGGGGCAAGATGTTGTTCATTTCAAGTTTAGGCAGGGGCGCATCTGTTGGGCTAGCCCAAAGTTGGATTATTCCCATGCGCGGGTGTTGGTGTGTTTCAAGGGGATTAGGGCGTATGCACGGCTCAAACCCACGCCTAATGCGCAATTTTACACCCTAGAGTTTAGGGGGGCGTGTGCGGGGTTTGAGCAGGGCTTAGTTGAGGCTTTAGGCAGTGGCGCGCTTTTTGTGCGCTCAAAAGTGCATTTGTTCGTGCGTGGCTGGGAGGTGTGCGGGGGGCGTGCGCGGGCTTTTGTGCTAGATGTGGATAGTTGGGGGAATTCCCCCCCGGTGGGTGGTGGGGGGTAGTAGAGGAGGTTGGTTGCCTAGCAAAGAGCCTAGCGAGCACGGGGAAAAACGAATCAAGACTTTAAAGAACATGTGCCGCTAGGCTTAACATTATAGCACAATCAAGCGTTTTTTAATTGATGTATTTAGAAAAAGTGCTATAATGCCCCCAAAAGTTAAAAGGGGTGTTCTTTTGGGTGCGACTGAGAATATCAATTTGCAGATGCCCATTAGCGGGGGCATTGACGAGCAAGAAAAAGTATTGAGCTTTATTGCCATCTCCAAAGACCCCAAAATCAAGCAGTTTTACATTGACTGGAAAGAGCTAAAGATTAAGCCCTACTATTTGGAAGTGCTCACCGATAATCTGAATTTCCAAGCCACCCGATTCTACAAAGATCATGATCTGCGTTTTGATAGTGCCATTGGGGTGATTAAAGAGCACAAGCTAGATGAGAGCGGGCATAAGGTCAAGGTGCAATTTTTTGATGATGTTAAGGACAGCTTAGAGGCGTTCAACAAATACAAGAATGGTCTTAGCCAAAGTGTGAGTGTGGGCATTACCAACTCTAAGATTGAAAAGAGCGATCAAACCCATGAGGGCTTGCCCTTAAGGCGGATGGTGAGCGGGGATGTGATTGAGCTGAGTGCGGTGTGGCAAGGAGCCGATGAAAAGGCACTTTTAACCCAATTTGCCCAAAAACTACAACAAGGAGAAATGATGAATGAAACCCCCAATACGGATTTTAACGCCCTTAGCAATGCTGTAGGGGCTATGCAAAACCCCATGCCCGCCCCCAATGCCCCATCTGTGAGTGCCCCTAATGCCCCCGCTGTGAGTGCCTCTATGGAGGCTAACCCAATGCCCACCCCCAGCCCTGCCCCATCTGTGGGCTTGTCTGAATTGCAAAATCAGATCGCCCAAATGCAGGCCAAAGAGGCCAATAACGCCCAAATTATGGCTTTAGGGAGTGCGATGGGCAAAGAAAAAGAGGCTTTAGAGGCGATCAAAGAGAATAAGAGCTACCAAGATTTTAGCTTTTCGCTTATTAGTGCTAAGCCCCTAGCCCAAAAGCCCTTAGAAAAGAGCGAGGCTAATGCGATCTGTTCTCTAGCCAATTATGCGATGAATGTGGCTAGCGGGAATGCCAGCCGCCCTGTAGAGCTTAGCAGTGGCATCAATGGGCTCACCATTGATGATGCTTATATGACTCGCTTTAATGCCATGACCAGTATCAATAGCACGGGCTTTGTGCCCAATATTTATAGGGCGGATAAATTTATCCAGCAAGTCTTCCAAGAAAGCAATTTGCTCAATTTATGCGACAAGATGACGGGCTTAATGGGCGTGGTGGAAATCCCCAGAGAGACCGGCAAAATCACGGCTTATTGGGTGGCTGAGGGGGGAACCACCACTGAGAGCAAATTAGGGGCGGATAAAATCACACTCACCCCCAAAACCATTAAGGCTAAAGTGCGTGTAACCCGCCAAATGCTGAACATGACCCCTCTTGCTTTGGAGAGTTTGATTATTAAGCGCATGAAAATGGAGATTAAAGCCCTTTTAGAGTTGGGCGTGCTGTATGGCAAAGCCGATGGGGTGTGCCCCTTTAAGGGCGTGTTTGCCACCAATGGGGTGAATTGGATCAATGACTTTTTGAGTGCCCCCAATTTTGCCAATACGATGAAATTTGAGGGCTTTTTGACCGGGCAAAATCTCAACTTGGATAGCGTGGTTTTTGTGGCGAACAACCAATCTAGGGCGACTTTAAAGACCAGTCGCTATGACAACACGGGGCGATCCGATCGCTATTTGCTCAATGAAAATGGGGATAATCTCTGTGGCTATAAATTCGTTATGAATAATCGAGTCCGCAATTTTTAGGCGATGTTTGGGGATTTTAGCAATGTGATTTTAGGCACTTGGAATAATTTAGAAGTGCAGGCCCTTAAAAATGATGAGGGGGATGTGGTTTTCACGGGCTTTTATGATGTGGCGATTGGGATTAAAGACCCTAAACGATTTGTGGTTACCAAACGGGCAGCGGACAACATTTAAGGAGGCAATATGGCGTATTTTATCCAGTATGATACTCTAATTGAGTGCGAGGGGCACAAAAGGGGGGAGGAGTTTAGCAGCACAAATTAGGCGTTAATTGATGAATTGTTGGGGGTTGGCACGATTGCCAAACAAGCCCCCGATGAATTGCCCACCCAAGAGGATAAAGAGGATAAAGAGGATAAAGAGGATAAAGAGGATAAAGAGGATAAAGAGGATAAAGAGGATAAAGAGGATAAAGAGGATAAAGAGGATAAAGAGGATAAAAAGAATCAAGAGGGCGAGGCGATTGATTTGCCTGTTGTGGAGTAGCCTATGTATTTGGTGTTAGCTGATACGCAGGTGGGGTTGTCCCATCTTAAAGCCGGGCAAATTGTGGATTTAAGCCCATTGAGTGCCGAGCAGATCGCCCGCTTGCGTTTTGACAAAGTGGTTAAGCCTATGCCCACCCAAGATAATGCTTACCCTTGCGTGGATTATCGCGATGAGCTGTATTTGTGCGGGGGCAAGAGATTGATCAAGCCAAGAGTGCCCAAATGACCCAAGAAAAAGCACGCCTAACTCTCAGCAAGGCGGTCGCTAAAACCCCCAGCCCGCTTAGATACCCCGGGGGTAAGAGTGTGCTGGGTGTCTTTGTTGGGGGCTTATTAGTCCAGCATAAGCACTTGGGCGCAGAGTTTGCCGAGAGTTATGCCGGGGGGGCGGGGTTAGGGTTGTCATTGTTATTTGGGGGTGTTATCTCTAAGCTCCACTTGAATGATTTAGATCCACATATTTTCGCCATTTGGCATGCTATTCTCAAAGAACCTAGCGCGTTTGTAGAGAAAATCCAGCGTGTAGAAGTTAGCTTAGAGGAATGGCATGTCCAAAAGCAGATTTTGCAAAATCCTCCCTCTTTGTTCGATCTAGGCTTTGCTGCGTTTTTTCTCAACCGCACAAACTTTTCAGGGATACTGCGCGCTGGTCCCATAGGGGGGCAAGCCCAAAAGGGCAAGTGGCTCATTGGTTGTCACTTCAAGCGTAGCTTACTCTTAGAAAAGATTAAGCGCATCCAAGCGCACGCCTCAAACATTAGTATTTCCAATCAGGATGCGCTGGAATTTATGGCGGGGCTGGATAAAAGCGTGGTGTTCTATTGTGATCCGCCTTATTACCAAATGGGCGCACAATTCTACAGCAGCTCTTATAGCCAAGAGACACATCAAGAGTTAGCCCAATTCTTGCAAATAAGCCCCAATGCGTGGCTGTGTAGCTATGACGCACATCCGCATATCCAAGCCCTATACAGCAAGTCGCATGCCCTAGAGTTGTCTTATCGCTATGGGGCTAGCAAGGGTAAGATGGGGCGAGAGTGGCTATTTTCTAATTTGGCATTTGAGCGGGAGCAATCGTTATGGGATTGAATGAAATCGCGCGCCACGATCTACAAGGCATTTTGGGTGAGAGCTTTAGGGCTTATGATCGTGCCCGCCCCTGCCTTAGCTCCTATGACCCGTATTTATTGGGCGAAGATCGCTTTGTGAGTTATAAACTCTGTTTAATCACCCCGCTTAAAGATAATTACGACCTAGAGACGGGCGGGGCATTGGTGTATGATAAAAAAACATGGCGCATTGTGCATATTGAGCGTGCGCGCGCCATTTTGCGCCTTTTCTTGCAAGAATATCGGGAGGGCACATGTTGAAAAGAAATGAAGTTTTATTAGGGTTGCAAAGTTCTTTAGCCCGCAAGATCAAAATCCCCAATGTCCTAGTCGATGACATTTTGACCTTTGATGCCAGCAAAGCCCCCTTTTTGGTCATCCGCCCCAGCAACACCGAGATAAGAGCCACCAATAGCGACACATGGAAACACACCATGTCCTTAGAGTTTGAGATTCTAGCCCCCTCCAAAGACTTAGCCGATCATCTCTTAGAGCAGGTCTTAGAGGAATTAGAGATTTTCAGCGCGGCGCACAAAGACCCCAAGGGCATTCGTGTTGAAAAGGTCGAAATTGCCGCCACCCCGCTTTATGCGCTCATCTTAGAGCTAGACATGGTCTTTTTCACCCCCAGCTTTAGGAGTTAAGATGTATTTGTTGGGCATAGAAGAACACATTGATAGATTGTTGAGCACCACTAAGAACACGCTTGTTTTAGCCCCGCATGTGGGTTTGAGCCCGATTTTTATTGATAGAGTGGCGGTGCAAGATGATTTGATTTTGGACCTTAAAGAGGAAGTTTTAGAGAATATCGAAAATTTCGAGCCCCGTGTGCAAGCCCAAGATTTGAGCGTGTCTGTGGGGGAGGAGGGCGTAATACTTCATATCCGCACCGCTGATGTGCAAAAGGACATTAAGCTATGATGCCCGCATTTTTGCAACCCTTAGACTTTGAAAAAGCTAGAGAGGAACTAACTGCTAATTTTTCCAAAATCTACCAAGAAAAAAGCGGACAAACTTATGAGCCACTCATAGCTGATGACATCCAGATTCTGATTAATTGCTTCCTTTATTATTTGGGAAAAGCCATTGACAACATCAACCACACCATCGCCAATAACTTCTTAGAATATTCCAGCGGGGCGCATTTGGACGCTTTGGTGGCTCTTTTGGGGCTTAAACGCTATCAAAGAGAGTTCCCCACCGCCAAGCTTAATATTGTGGTCAAAGCCCCCGTGTTTTTGCCCAAAAATACCAAATTTGCCAGTGCGGACGGGGCTATTGCGTGGCTAAGTGTAGATACGCATCTAAAACCGGGTGAAGGGGGTAATATCGTGCAGGTTTTGGGGGATAAAGAAGGGGATTGGCAAACTGATATTTTAGAAAATGCTAACCCCTTAGTGCTCAAAATTGAGGTTGTTAGCCCCTTTGTGAATTTGCAAGACTTAGAGAGCGATGAGGCATTAAGGGAACGATTCAAGCTCTCTTTAGCCAGCTTTAGCACGGCTGGGAGTGTGCAAAGTTACACGCATTTTGCGAGCATTAAGGGCGTGGGAAAAATCAAAGTGATTAGCCTCAAACCCGGCGAGGTTACAATCTATTACACTAATGAACAAAACCTAGATGCGCCCGCTTTGATTAAAGAGGCTATCAAAGATAAAACCCCCCTAACCGACAAGGTCATCATTGAGCTTGCCCAAAAGATTGAGACCACCCTAGATTACACCATCAGCTTAAAAGTCCCCATCGATGCCAATGCATACATCAAAGACCTAGAAAAACGGGCTAAGGACTTATTTAAATCCCTAGCCATTGGGCAAAACCCTAGCCAAAACAAATTAGAAAGTTTGGCTTTTAGCACCCCTGAAGTGCTAGATGTCAATTTGCCTACTATCACGCCAGCTAATACGGATCAATGGCTGTATTTGCAAGCCGTGCATGTATCTTTGGAGGTGCAGGCATGAGCGTGTTGCCTAACAACTACCCCCTTTATTTGCGCGCCCTAGATGAAGCCCTAAGCGGGGTGGTTAAAAAGTCTTTGCACATGCCTATGGGGCAATTTTACGGGGAACAAAACCCCAATATTGAGCTTTTGGCGAAGTCTTTTGGACTCTCCTTAGATAGCACGCTTAAAGAGGAACAACAGCGCGCCCAAGTGGTTGAGCCGCTCAAAAAACAATTCTTTTTAGGCACACATACGGGCGTGCGCGCGGTGTGTAAAAAGGTCTTTGGGGAGGTGCTGATCAAAACGCATGCCAACCAAGATGAAAAGCCCTTTAATAAAATCCGCACGGCTAAACGGCTCAAGCCCTTTGAGTTTGTGGTGCAGGCTAAGATCAGCCACCAAAACGCCATCTTGCAACAAGATAGTCAGGCGGTGCTTAGGGCGATTAATTGGGCTAAGAGTGCTAGGGATAATTGTTTGGGTGTGGTGATGCATAACGAGATAGAAGTGCGCCAGCGCGCGCATGTGAGCGGGTATTTCCATCTTAACATTAAGGGGCGTGTATGATTTTGGGCAACCCCACGGCTAAGGGCCTTGAGATTTTAAACAGCAGTTTGCGGGCGCAGGTCAAACGCTATGCCTTGATCGGAACAGCCGCCCCCAATGATGCCCCTTTGGAGGAATTGATCAGTCGGCGCGTGTTCCCGGATAATGCCCCCCAAGATGTGGATGCCCAAAAGCTTAGCCCGCTGGAATTTGCCCAAATTGCGCCCTTTATCTACCATAGGGGCAAGATTGATCAGGCGTATTTTGATGATGAAAAGCATTTGACCTTTGAAGTGGATTTGAGCACGCTCAACACCCAATCCTATGTTTATGCGTGTGCGCTTTTGACCGACCAAGATGTGTTAGTCGCCGTGATTGCTTTGCCCCGTGTGATCATTACGGACAAAATGGGCGGGCTCTTGGTGATTAAATTTAGCATTTTGGGCGATGAGGCCGATCGGATCATCTACATGAATCGGGATTTTCCTAGCCACGCTGAGCTAGACACCTTTAAAAATACGCTTTATGCGCAGTTTCAGATCAAAACAAGACAGCTTGATGAGGCTTTTGATGCCAAATCCACACAAATGAGCCAACGCGTGGAGCAAAATATCAATGATTTGGCGCAATTTAGGCGCAATTTGAACACGGAAAAAGATAATTTTAAGCGGGATTTGAACACGGCAGATAACCAGTTCAGAGACGGGCTAAACAGGCAATTCAACACAACTGTGAATAACACGAATCGGCGGGTGGATGAGGCTTTGGGGCGGTTGCGCAATGGGGCGGATGGTTTGAGCAGGCAGATGAACAACAATGTAGCCCAGGTGAATAGAGCCGCCCAAGAGGCGATTAATCGGATCAATGGTGCGGGGCGGGTTGCTTACCGCCCCGTCACAATATTTATGGGGGGGCGCGGGCATGAGACATTCACTCTAGCTGGAGATCGCCCAGACACTTGGGTGCATTTCACATGCGGTGTAGCGGAAAGGGGCGTTACTCTGCTGTGTTTTAATTTTAAGTTTGACTGGGCGCAATGGAGACTCTGGCCCTATAAGCGGGGCGGTGGATACCGCAATGAGGATTGTATCGCCGCTGCAGAGGAGACAGTCAACAATGCCAAGGCCGCTGTATTCACTATTCCCCTCACGCGCGTTTTTGTGGGGACTTTTAAGGTGTATGTGGAGATGGCTCATTATGGGCGAGAAGATGACATTTTTGCGGTTGATATTTTTTAGGGGCGCGCATGGAAACTGAGCAAATCCCCATCAGTGTAGAGCAGGTTTTAAAAGCCCAAGAGGTGGATATGGCTATTTTGGAGGGGTTGGACTTGCAAATAGGTCTAAGCTCTGAGGGGTATTTTTTGGAAGTGCCCGTTAATGTAGAGGTCACCCCCGCTATGTTGGAGGCTGTGGCTTATTCCTTGCAACAAAGAGAAAAAGCCCAGCAAATCCAGTTGTGTCTAAGACAGATTAACCGCGTGATCCAAGAGTTGTTAGCGCGCGGTTTTGTTAGCGCGGCTTTGGGGAGTCCGCATCGCTATGACTTGAACACAGAAGATCAGATCAATCTGCAAGCCTTGATCAGTGCGGGCATTGATGCGGAATTTAGATGCAAAGAGCCAGAGGCGGATTTTAAAACCTACAAAAAGCACACCAAAGCCCAACTCAAAAAAGTTTTTGCTGATGGGCTGGCTTATAAGGCTAGGGTGTTGAATTTTTATGGCAAACAAAAGGAGGCTTTGCATGCGTGTGGGAGTTTGCAAGCCGTGCAGGAGTTTAAGATTAAAGAGCTAGAGGATAGCAATGCCTAATGCTTTCAGCGCGCCCATTGAATGCATTTTGAGCAATGATGGGAAAAGCTTGACGCTTTTAAAGGGCTTTAAATTTGTGCGTTATGTGTCCAAAAATAGCAACTTGGTCTTTGAGGAGATTGTTGTGCCCGCTGGGTTTAGCTGCGATGGTTTTACCAATTTGGGGCTTAACCAGTTAGTGCCTAAATTTGGCAAGGGACTTAAATGCGCTATTTTGCATGATTATTTGTGCGTGCAAGCCCAACAGGGCAAGCATTCCCGCAAATACGCTGATGATGTGTTCTTAGAGGCGATGTTAGAGACTAAAGCCTTTGGCACATTCAAGGCGTATTTTTTGTATGGGTGTGTGCGGGGGTTTGGCATTGCTAAAGCCTTTGTGAACAACTACAAGAAAAGGAGCGATCATGCGAACCATTAATAAAATCATCATCCATTGTTCGGCGACCGAAAAAGAGAAGGACTTTTGTGCGGCGGACATTGATAGATGGCATAAGGAGAGGGGCTGGAAGTGTATTGGCTATCATTATGTGATCAAGCTAGATGGCACGATTGAGAAAGGGCGCGCCCTTGCTGATGTGGGGGCGCATTGTGTGGGGCAGAATAAGGATAGTATTGGGATTTGCTACATTGGGGGGCTAGATAGCTGGAATAAATCCAAAGACACCCGCACGCCCAAACAAAAAGAGGCTTTAAAAGATTTGTGTTTGGAACTTAAAAAGCAGTTTTCTAATGCCAAATTTTACGGGCATAGGGATTTTGAAAAGGGTAAGGATTGCCCGTGTTTTGATGTGCGCACTTGGGTGCAAGATGAGGGCATTTAATGGATAATATGCAATTTTGTTCCATAGAAAACGCTTTAAAGCGTATGGAAAAGGTCGAGCGGTTTGGCTTGTTTATTATGTTTGTGGGCGTGTTGCAAATATGCGTTTTGGGTTTTATGCTGGTGGAGAGTTTTGTTCTCTTGCAAAATGCCAATGCCTCGGTCAATCATTTAGAAATTGTCAAGCAACAATTAGCCACGCTGGAAAAGAAAATTGATTTGGGCTTGGGCAAGGTTAAGCAACATGCAAGATAAGAAGTGGCACAATCATTCTAGCGCCGCCCCCATTGCGGGGGCTTTTTGTCAGTATAGTGGTTGGGCTAAAACCACTATAAGCGCTAGAATGACTAAAACTTTCATAGTTTGCTCCTTTCTGGAGCACCACCCACTGCGCTACCCTACCCTAGAGACAAGCTCTATACGCCAAATAGCCCAAAAGAAACAAACCATGTGTGCTTGCCCAAATTATACCCTAAAGTTCCCCCCATGCAACAAGACATCGTAATTTTGGGCTTAGCCCTTAAAGAGTATATGCCTTACTTTTTTATGCTTTTGGTGGGCTTTTGTGTGGGCGGGTTATTTGTGTTGCGCACCATCAAAAACGAAGTTTTTAGCGGGAAATGGGACAAAATCCGCTATATCTTTTGGGGCATAGGCAGTTCCATGCTCACCACTTGGATCAGCTTTGAAGCCATTATCTACTTTTTCCATTTGCCCATTGGCTTAAGCACGGCTATAGCGGGCGGGATTGGCTATATCGGGGCGGAGGTGGTGAGCGATTATGCCTTAAAGATTTTGGAAAAGAAAATCGGGGATAAGAAATGAAAAGATGGCAACCTAAAGGGGGAAACCCCGCCAAAATGGGCGGGGAACTCTGTTGCGTGTTCTTATCGCTCGAATTTAACGATCACTTTAAGCCCCCAAAAAGAGAACTCAAAGTAAAATGCACGCACAGGGTTTTTGCTAGGCTTTCGCATAGCGCACCCCTTAAAAGTTGTTTGCCCCCTTTCAGGGGCGGTTTTATTTTAACAAAAACTCCTCTAATTAGCAATATTATTCAAGGCACATGCCGTGTTTAATCTCAAATACGCTGGTATTGCCTTGTGTGTTCTGATTTTATTGTGCGGGGTGGTGGTTTTCATTTGGTGGTTCCAAAGGCTCTTGATCGAGCGGGAGAATTGCCGCATTAGTTTGGAAGCCCAAAATGCTGCCATTAAAGCCCAAGAGATTGAAACTAAAGCCTATGTGCAGGATTTATACAAACGCACCCAAGAGATTAAGGCGCGCTATGAATTGCCTTATCTCAAATTGAGCCAAGAAAATACCATACAATACAAGACCACAAAACACCCTACAACACAACACCATAAAATAAAATACCACACAACACCACACAATACTATACAACATAATACAATGCCATACCACGCAATACAACCCGCCCAAAGCATCGCCCAAGAGGTTTTACGCCCCGTGCATTGCCCCATCGCCCAAGAGGAATTATTAAACATCCAGCGGGATTTAGAGGTGTTTAAAAGAGGTGGGTTGTGAGATTGTTTTGTGGAAAACCTAACGGAAACCCCCGCAAATGCGGGGGAACTCTAGCGGTTTTTTGCCCTTATCTCTTGAACTTCAAGATGAACTTAAGCCCAAAAAAAGAGATTTTAAGGCAAAATGAACGCATAGGGTTTTTGCTATTTTTGCCTGACATAGCAAACTCCCGTCTTGGTTTCACCCCCGCAAATGGGGGCATATTCATTTTAGCTTTTTCTCTCTTATCATGTGCTTTTTTGAGTGGCTGTATGCGCCTGTATAAGCCCGTGTATATCCCCACTAAGTGCAATGTCCCCAAACTAGAAAGACCCGCTTTGGATAGCCCGCTAGTTAGTGCTAACATTAAGGCGTTATTGATCTACACCGAGCTTTTAGAAAAAGACCTAGATTTTTGCCGCAAGGGCAATCTTAACACAAAGGAGTTACATGGCACAGAGTCAATACGGCATTAACATTGAGTTTAAAAACCTAGCCCCCACACCGGCAAGAATCAATAACTCTAAGCCCATTGCCATCATTGGCGATGACACCAGCTTAGAGGGCGTGCATGTGGCTAAGAACATTGAGGAGGCTTTAGGCTTAGTTGAGGAGGGCTCAATTAAGGAGAGCCTTAAGGACATTGAGGCGACCGGGTTAGAAAGTCGTTTTGTGTTGAGTGGTTTATTAAAGACCCCGATGAGGCCCAAAACGCTAAATTGGCTTTAGCTGCAGTTGATGCGCTCAAAAAAGTGGATCAAGAGCACCAGATCAAGCCTAAGTTTTTCTTAGCCCCCGGGTATGATAGTGCGGGCTTAGGGGTGGCATTGAATAATATTGCCCAGCGTTTTAGAGGCATTTATGCCTTAGGGCTAGAGGGCAAAGATGAGGGGGCTATTAACACAGAAGTGCAAACCATCACCACGCATCGGGGCATTTTGAGCTTCCAAAATGTGCGCCGCTTGGATGGGGAGCAAAGACCTTTAAGCGCCTTTTTAGTGGCGTTGTATGCTAAGGTGATGGGCGAGGGCGAATTTGGCTTTGCTAAGACTTATTCTAACCGCACCATCGATGGCGTGATTAGCATTGTGGATACGGTGGAGTATATTTTAGGTCAGGATTGCGAGGCGGACAGATTGCGCGCTAAGGGCGTGAGTGTGTGCTTTGTGGATGATGGGATCCGCGCATGGGGGCGCCACACCCGCGATAAAGATTTGGGCATTGATAGCCTGCACACGATCGTGATTTTTGACACCATCATTGAGTCTATTCTAACCAGCCAAAAACGCGCCATTGATATGCAGCTAAACGATGCCTTGAAGGAAGTTACGGACAGCTTAGATGCCTTTTACCGCCGTTTAGTGGCGAATAATGTCGTGGTGGGCTATAACATGAGCGTGCCAGCGGGTCTAAACACCAATGAAACCATTATGATGGGCGATCTGTATGTGCAGCAAGAGATTCAAGAAATGCCATTAGTGGGGCGGGTGGTTAATAAAATCTACCGGGTTAGCACTTATGGCACGGAGCTTATCAAACAAGTTAATGGCGCAGCCGCCACACAAGGAGCCTAAATGGAACGCATAGAACCCCAAGCCTTTACGGGCGGGAATGTCTTTATCGATGGCAATGGGTATAGCGGGCTTTTAAAAGATTTTGAGCCCCCTAGAGATTGAGTTTGAAACTTTGGAGGCGAGTGCGAGTATTGGCAAATACGAGCGCGCCCTGCCCATCATCAAACCCCTAAGTGCTAAAATCACTTTTCAGGCCATTGACTCGCAGATTTTTAGCGTCTTGTCTAAAACCCAAGTCACCAAAATTGTCATTAAAAACAATGTGAGCGGGGCAGAAGATGATGGCTCGCCTAAAGAGATTCAAATCGAGGCGACTATGGAGGGCTCGATCAAGTCGTGTGAGTTGCCTAAAGCGGAAATGGGCAAGGAGGTAGAAATTAGCCTAGAGATGAGCGTGGTAACGCTTAGCTACAAAGTGGATAAAGAGGGGGTGATCAGTTATGACAAAGCTAATAGCGTCTTAAAAATCGATGGGGATGATCAATTCCAAGACATCAAAAATAACATCACATAGGAGACAAACATGCCATTAAAACCCCTTTTACTCAACAAAAAGACATTCACCTTTAGGGACGGGCAAAGCGTGGAATTGCACGAACCCACTTTGTTCCAGTTGCAAAAAGCCAACAAGGCGGGCGATGATGTCGCCCAGATTAAAAGCCTTTTGTTTGATTGCACGATGGGCGAATTAGATGAGCGGTTTTTAAATGGCTTGCCTTTAGAGGAGTTTGAGCGTTTAGCAAAGCTGGTGAGTGAGTTTCGGGGTATAGATTCAAAAAACTTAGATCGGGTGTAGCCCTTTTGGGCTATGCCCTGCATTTTGGTTATCAGGAGTGCATGATGATGCAGATCAGCGAGTTTTTGGAATACGCCCATTTGGCTAAGGAAATTTTGGAAAAAACGCATGGGGTTAAGTAGATTAAGTGTGGGTTTAAGAAAATTGGATACGATGATCCCCGTGTTGGAGCCCGCCTTTAAGGCGAGCCCGCCCTATTGGGCTAGTATAATGGCATTGTCAGTGCCACTATCAACACGAGCACTACAGCTAAACGCATGGCATCTCTCCTTTCTAAGATGCCAACCCCAGCATCTCTTAACCCGCCAAAAGCATCACGCTCTAGCTACCTAAAAAAATGCTCTGCATTTTCCCAAAGATGACACGAAAAGAGAGATACCATAGTATCCGCACTTTATTATAGCAAAGGAGTGCCATGCATAGCCACATTGTTTTTCACATGAAAATCATTAACAAGAGGTTTGGCAATTTTGCCAAATTTGCCCGCCACTATGGGATGTTCTACACCGCACTTTTGCACAGAAAACGCAATCCCTACTACACGCGTTTAAACCATGCCACTATCTTTTGGCAAATGCATGATGATAAGGTTATCACCATTAATGAAGCCCATGTATGCAAACCGAATTAAGCGTTAGAATCACCCCCCAATTAGAGGCCTTTAGGCAGAGTATGCAGGCGGCCACGCGGGCTGTGTCTGTGCAAACCAGCGGGGGCATTACCAGCGGGGCGCAGATGGCACTGCGGGATTTGCGCACCTCTCTTAACTCTAGTTTGCGCTTAAGCGATGTGGCTAGCCAAGAAGTGCGCACCATCAATGCGCAATTAAGGCAGGTCAATACCGCCATCATCACCCAACGCTTTAATGAAAGCCTGAATCGCATTAAGGAGAGCATTGGGGGGGTGTTGGCCACTTTTGGCACGGCTAATGCCACTCTGGGCAAGCCCTTAAAGGCGAGTATTGATTTTGAAGACTCTTTTGCGAGTGTCAAAAAGGTCCTAGATGATGCCACCGATGATGTGAAACTCAAAGAGGGCGTGCTGAAAATGAGTGTGGATCTAGGCTCTAGCACCAAAGATTTAAACGCCATTTTAGAGAGTGCCGGGCAGATGGGCATTAAAGGTCATGAGGATCTGCTCAAATTCACTTCTACCGTGCAAAAAATGAGCGTGGCTTTTGACATCAGTGCCGATGAGGCGGGTAAGAGTATGGCTAATATCCGCTCGATTTTGGGGCTTAGTATGGATGAGACTGGTGGAATTAGGGGACACCATCAACCATGTATCTAATAACACCACCGCTAAAGCCGGGGATATTATCGATATGCTTAAACGCTTGGGGGGCACGGGTAAGGACTTTTTTGCGGTGGGTAAGAATTTTGGGCTCACCGCCAAGCAGGTTACCGGGCTAGGATCGGCGATGCTGGATTTGGGGATGACCCCGGATGTGGCCAGCACGGCATTAAGCGCGATGCTCAATAAATTACAAGCCGGGGGCAAGCCCTTTAAGAAGTGGTTTGATGAAATGGGGATGGACTTTGAGGAGTGGTCAGAATTGCGCGCTAAAGACCCCTCAAAGGCTCTAAGGGGCTTTTTTGACAATATCAACCAGCTAGACTCCACCCAAAAGACCAATGCGCTCAAGGATATGTTTGGCTTAGAACATTTGGGCAAGCTTAAAACCTTGACGGGGTCGCTAGAAAAATACGATAAGGCGATGGAATTAGCCACCAGTAACAAGAGTAAGGGCTCTATGGAGGAGGAGTTCCAAGCCAAAGCAACCACCACCGCCCACGAGTTGAAGCGATTGGGGGCACAGATGGAAGTGATGTGGATCACCATTGGGGATGCGCTCTTGCCTGTGGTGAATAAAATTTTGGTGGGGTTTAGAAAACTCCTAGAGCCCATTAGCGCATTTGCCCAGCAACACAAGGGCTTAACTAAGATTGTGATGTTTGCTATTGGCGCTCTATTGCTTTTTAAAACTGCCATTATTAGTTTGGGCATCTTAGGCCCCCTAATGTCTGTGATTTTCACCCCGCTTTTAAGGGCTTGGACTTTAATGCGTTTTAGCATTTTGGGGAATGTGGCGGCTCTTTTGTGGCATAAGGCGGTGAGTGTGGGGGGGGCTATGATCAATGCAGCTAGCCGGGGGGCGGTGTTGCTCTTAGGGGGGGCTTATCGGCTCTTAAGCGGTCAAATTGCTCTAAGCACGATTGCCACCCGGGTTTTTGGTTTGACCTCTATGTTAGCGGCCAATCTCTTTGGGGGGGCGATGAAATTAATGCGTTTAGCCCTAATTGCATCGGGCATTGGGGTTTTAATCGCCTTAATTGGGCTAGCCATTTATGCCATTGTGGAAAATTGGGATAGCATTAAGGGCTGGTTTGTGGATTTTTGGAATGGCTTGAAAATCCACATTGTGGCGTTTTGGGAAAAGCTCAAGGCGGTATTTTTTGCGGTGCTGGACTGGTTTAAGCCCATTATTGGCTTTTTGAAAACCGCCTTTAATGCGTGGATTGAGGCTTTGGTGTGGCAGTTTAACGCCTTGAAGGCAGCCTTTATGGCTGTGCTTAATTGGCTCCAGCCTGTTATTGATTTTATTAAGGGGCTTTTTGGCGCGTGGGTGGGGGATATTGTTGCCCAATTTGATGGCCTGAAAACCAGTTTTAGCGGGGTGTTTGCGTGGTTTGAGGCGTGCGCGCAAGGGCTGGGGGGTATTTTAATCGCCATTAAAGATTATGTGGCGCAAGCTTGGCAAGGGCTCTTAGAGTCAGTCCAGCCCATCATTGACTTTTTAATGCGCGCATATAACTGGTATAAAGACATTTTTTCGGGTGTGTTGGGCAAGGTGGCGGGGGCTTTGGGCTTTAGTGTAGATGTCAAAAGTGCCCAGCAAGAGAGCCAAAAACTAGGCCCGCCCCCCTCAGCTAATATGCTATCTACCCCACCCAAAACAGCCCAAAAGAGCGCCTTTTTGGATTTTGATTACAGCAAAATAGGGGAGCAAAAAAGCCTAGAAGTGGCGAACAAAGCCGATAATAGCGTGAAAAATTCGCATAACACCCAAACAATCAACATCTACACCCAAAGCGACCCACAAAGCATTGTAGGCGCAATCAAGCAGAGTAGCATTGGGCAGTATAGCTACGCTGATGAGGATTAAACATGGATAGAATCTTAAATGATATGGCGCGTTTTTGCCGCAATGCCTTAAACCGCACTCTAACCAAGACCGCTAAAAGGCAAAGGGATTTAATCCGCACAAAATACAGCCTCTCAAACAAGACTTTGAGGCGTTATACCAAAATGAAAAAAGCCAAAATAGATGATTTGGAGATCACGATCCGCAACGCCACTTATAGGCTAAGCTTGAATCGCTTCAAACGCCTGCAAAAACGCACGGGGGTTTTGGTTAAGGTTGGACCCACACAAAGGCTATTCATTCAAGGGGGCTTTTTAGCCGCCAAACGGGGCAAGCAAAGACAGCGGGGCAAGGGCTTTTTGGCCACCCAAAACCCCCAAAGTTTTAGCGGGATTACTACCACTTCGGGCACGCTTTATAGTTACGCGCGCCAAAGAGCCCCTAAGGGCCGATCGGCGTTTTATTTCAAAACTAAGCCCTTCAATTTAATCGCTAGAGAACAAAATGACCGCCTCTTAGCCGATGCCAATGTAATTTTTGCCCAAGAACTTAGCCGTGAGTGAGAAACAGATTGTAGCCCTGCAAGGTGAGCGATGGGATAGCCTCTTTTTCAAGCATTATGGGCACTTAGAACAACACGGCTACACCAGCGGGTATAATGCGTTTTTGCTGGCTAATGTGGGGCTTTTATCTATTGATGTCTTTGAGGGCGGGGAGGTGGTGAATTTGCCCATCTTAGAGGCAATAGAGGAGGGCGATGACATTGTGCCCTTGTGGGAGGATTGAATGCAAACTTATCTAGCCCCCCAATGGCGGATCAAATCTAAAGTGGGGGTTGTGGTGGAAAGTTTGAGTTATACAGATTATGAAAAGGACAATACCGACACTTTGAGCTTGAAGCTCGCCCCCAATTCCAAAATGCCCAAATTTGGCGATCGGTTAGATTTGTTTTTGGGCTGGAACAAGTTGTATTTCTTTGGGGGCTTTTATGTGAGTGCGATTAAAGAGAGTTATAAACACGGCTTTAGCATTGATGCGACCAGCATTAATTTTAATAAAGAGCTCAAAGAAAAGAAAAGCCGCACTTTTAAAAATAAGAGTGTGGCGGACATCTTGCGATCCATTGCTAGAGAACATGGCTTGAAGTCTAAAATCTCTTTTGAGCATGCCAGCTCTGTTTGGAATGCTTTAGAACAAATTGATGAAAGCGATAGCGCGCTGTGTATGCGTTTGGCTAAGGAATATGGCTGTAGCTATGCCATTAAGAATGACACGCTGATTTTCATTGATAGGGACATCAAACAATACAAACGCCCCCGCTATAAAATCGATGCGGATAGCTGTATCAGTTTGGATATTGAATACATGGTTACCAAGCACTTTAAAAGCGCAGAAGTGGCTTTTACGGATAAAAACGGGCAAGAACACACCATTATTATAGGTTCAGGCCAACAGCCCAAAAAGCGCATGAGCGTGCATGCCAACACCCAACAAGAGGCGTTAGTCATAGGCAAGACCCGCCTAAAAGAGATCAACACGGCTAAAACAAAGGGCACTTTAAGGGCGTTGGGGCAGGTGCTCTTTGCAGGCGGGCTTTTGGAGCTCAAAAAGGGCAAGTCTAAAGAAGTGCATCTGATCACCCAAGTGCAACACAGCCTAGATAAAAGCGGGTGGGTGATGAACTTAACATTTGAGAGTGCCATAAAGGGCAAGTGATGGCAGATATAGGTAAAATCATTAAGATTGACAAGTATTTATTCAAAGTGGATCACAACATCCCTAGTTTGGATTTTGAATACTCGCTAGGTATCAACAAAGTCGAAACGCTCTCTAAAAACTTTTATTTGAAACTAGGGGGCAATGAAAAGCGCATCAGTTTCAGTGCCACGCTGTTTTTAGAGCAATTAAAGGAGTTTGATGGGCTGATTGCCAAAGTTCAGGCTAGAAAACCGCTCAAATTTTCCACCCTAGAGAGCACACGCACGCAAAAGATTATCATTGATAAATTCTCTAGCAGTGTGAAAGATTGGGTCTTAGTGGCACAAAACAAAATCACCTTTTACACCCGCACTTTTAGTATTGGGGGGGTGATTTTGTAGACTATTTTCCCCATCCTAGCACCCCCCTATGGGGACACAATGGGGACAAGCCCTAAAAAACACCTATTTTAGGGGTGTATGGGATAAACCCGCAAAGCATTTTCTTAGCCTTTTCTTGCCCATTCACATACTGATCCAAATAGACTCTAAGCCCTTTGACAGAACGATCATTGGGATCTACACTGGCAATAGTTTCGATCTCTTTTTTAAAAGTAGTGGTTTTGGAGAAATTGGAGATTGCAATATTATTTTTGCTTGGCAAAACCTGTGTTTTTAATGGATCTCTTGTCAAGGCACATTGTAAGGCATTTAAAAGAGATTCAAAAGTTTTCCGATCGCTTTGCAAGTCAGATGCTCTAGTATGCCCTCTAAACTCGATATCTAACCCATTAGCCTGCTGATCGCTTAAAAAAGTTTGCAAGTCAAAAAAACGCGCACGGCAAGAGATGGTGAAACAATCATCGTCTGTAACTTGATAAACAAGAGCCACATTAGCTTTATGGCGATCAAGCAAGCGATAAGCTAAGAGTCCTAGAAAACCCAAAGGCAAAGCAGCATTACCAGCCACGACTAACCCATCTGCATATTCTGTGGCACGCAGATCAGCAAGTAATTTTCTGTTGAACTCAAGTCGCTTTCTGTTGTAATCATTAAGAATGCTAAGACTAGCCTCACACTTGGGATTAAGACAATAGTAGAGAGCATAGTATTGGGTGTGGTTGTATTCTTTTTTGTCTAGCTTTAGACCACTCAAACGCCCAGAACTATTAATCACATTAATAAAGTGAAAACTATATTGGTAATTTAAATTTTCCCATGTGTTTTTGTCTGTGCCGATCAGTTGTTTGATAGCCATGTGTTTGGGATTAAGCACTCTCTTGTAATAAGGGCGGTTACAATCATCTAGGGGAATATAACTACTCAACAACCCCACGCTTGCTAACTCTAAAGCATCTTCACAATCCTCCAATCCTAGCATTTCCTTAAAAAAATGGTAAGCCACCAAAGAGCTGCTGTAACTATGAATACCCGCTTTTTCAGGGTTATACTGGTAAGCCCGTGTCTTTGTAGGCGTGTGATTATCGGTGATAATGATGTTCTCAAAAAATTTAGAATATTTTTGCAAAATGCTCTCTTCTACCACAACTAAGCCAATACTCACTAACAAGGGTTTTAGGTTGTCATGTTTTTGCAGAATATTTTTGTAACTCGTCTTGAGATATTCTAGGAAGTCTTGAGAAGAACCAAATTCACATGCCATCAAACAGGACTCGTTATTGGCAATCTCATCCAAAGCCACCAAGCTCAAACCATACCCATGGGCGTTGCGATTAGGACTATAAACATAAACCCTACTCTCTGTACCTGACCTTTTTAAAAGAGTTACTACACTGCTAGCCGTTCCTACAAACCTATAAAACCGCATAATATCCTATAAAATTCTATCAATAGAAAAAAATTTAAGCGGTTTCTGTTGCATTCTTGTTTCCACCATGCTGGTTACTAGACCATTGCTTTGGCAATCGTCCAATAGAGCCGTCATGTCCGCAGGCGTTAATTCGGTGTGCTCCCCACCTACTAAATGCTTCACTAGATTGACACTAGCGTTAAAACCCCTATCCACTGCAACACCGCACGCCCCGCAGTGATACACCCTATCACTAAGCTTTAAATCGCTTTTGACATTGCCACAATGAGAGCAAGTTTTAGAGCTAGGGTAAAAAGTATCCACCCGCCTTATCTCTCGCCCGTAGTATTTGGCTTTGTAGTCCAAAAAGGTATTAAAAGCGGAAATGCTGACATCACTTAAGGCTTTGGCTAACCTTAAGTTTTTCAGCACATTCTTAACATTTAAACTTTCTAAACAAAGAGTTTTAGCGTGCCTAACGAGGGCAGTGCTGAGCTTGTGTAAAAAGTCATTGCGGATATTAGCTATGCGGGCGTGCAAGCGGTTTAGGCGCAAGCTGGCTTTAAGGTAATTAGCGGATTTTCTAGTATGGGGAGCATTCTGCTCCCTTCCTTTGGTTTTCGGGAGGCAAGCAGAATGCTTGCTTTTCCTAGAAACTTGCCTACTAAGTCTCTTAAGCCGCCTTGTCAGCCTATTTAAGGGCTTGGGTGCAAACACTTGCAAACCATTAGATAGAGTGGCAAACGCCTTAATGCCTGTATCTATGCCTAGAGTGTGGTTGTTTGCTATGGGTTTATGTGTGCGGTTAAACTCCTCTTGTGTAATGTCTGTTTGGATTGAAACATAGAATTTATTGCCTCTTTGCGTGATGGTCGCCCCATTGATTTTGCCTTTAAAGCGTAGTTTTTCGGTCATTTTGATTTTAGGCAAGTTGGGGATTTTGATATAATCCTTTTTGTCGCCTTGAATGATTTTTACTTGGTCGCCCCCAATGTAGAAACTGCCTTGATACTCTCTTTTGCGTTTAAAACGGGGATAGCTGACTTTACCCAATTTTAAATCTTTAAAAAATTTTTGAAAAGCTAGATTTAAGTGGTTAAAGGGCTGTGCTGTAGCATATTTCGTAACTTCATAGACAAAGGGAAACTTCTCTTTTTTGCAAGCGTTAAATTCTTTCTTTAGGGCAAAGTGGTTAGATTTAATGCCGTTTTTGTAGTTTTCTCTCCACTTCGCAAGTCCTTAAGTTTAGGCAAGTCTAGCACACCCAAAAGCCTTTTTAAAATGGGTTTGTGCCTTATTGTTAGGGGTTAGCTCAATCTTGTGTGTCAGCTGTAACATTATTTTCTACCACTTCTTGCATTTCCTCTAAAAGCTGTTTATTTTTCTTTGAACGAGCTCCATAAAGTCTAGCTGAGAACACCGTAATGATTTCTAACACATCTTTGGCTAACTCCTCCTCAAAGCGGACATTTTCATCGCCTTGATTAATGATAATCACTTCCACGCCTTTAGCCTCGCAAATGGCAAACACTAGCTCCGCTCCAAAACGCAATAAGCGGTCTTTATGTGTTAAAACAAGTCGTTTAACTTGGCTCTCTAGGATAAGATTAAGAAGTTTGGTTAAGCCCTTTTTGTAGTAATTCATACCTGAGCCTAAGTCTTGGATCACTTCGTAATTAAAGCTCAACTTAGAACAATACAACTCCAAAACCTGCACTTGAGCGATTAAATCCTCTTTTTGGTCGGCACTAGAAACACGGGCATAGGCGATAGTTTTGCGGTTATCGTTATGAAAAACAATATTCTTGTTAATGTTTTTAAGACTCTCTAGCTTGTATCTACGCTCCCCCGCCCTTTGTGTAATTGTCGGGTTTTAGCAAGCCTTTTTTCTCCCAATTTCTCAAAGTTTGGATACTGATACCTAAAACCTTGCTTGCTTGTCCTATGGATAGTAAATTATTCATGCCAACATGATAACACCTAGAAACTTAAAATCATATAAAAAATTTATAGAGAATTATAGGATTTTATAGATTTTATATTGCTGTTTCAAACTCCCATTAATCCATCGCAGTCATAATTACAAAACAACACAAGTGGATGTATGCGAATTTTCTGTTTAAATTCTTTAAGTTGTTTGGTGTTGGGGTTATAAGGGTAAAGCATCAACGCATCCTTACAAGAGCAGCAAGATCGACAGAAATCATACTATCAAATCGTAATAACCCACTTTTTTGACTTAGAATTTTTATCTGATCTACCCAATACCCAACCAACCTTCTGTTTAAGCCAATAACTCTTAAAATCCATCTACATCCCAATCCTCACCAAGCTCCACAACATCCACCTTGCCTGTCTGTAATGTATCCTTTGTGATGGTGTATTTATACCCTTGTTGTTGTTGCATAGAAAATCTAAGCGGATTCACCACTTTTTTCAAGATTTCCTTGATAGCACGCATCCCTGTTGTTCCATGCATCGCCTGGTTAATGATGCTCGCTCTAGCTTCAGGAGTGAATTCCAAACAATTCTTATATTGTGAAAACTCTTGCTGGTAGGGCAAGATTTCTTTGTCAAAAGCACTCTCTAGCATCTTGACATCCACACCCCCTAATACAATGCGCACAGAAATGCGCCCAATGAATTCTGGGATCAAACCACAACGCACTAAATCTGCATCACTCACTTCTATAGGTGTATTGGGTTGTGATAGTTTGCTTACAGGTTGGCAAGAATTGCTAAAGCCGATTGTTCTAGACTGGTTGGTGTGGCGGTAGTTCAAGCCCTTAAAATGCCCCGCAAAGATAAATAAAATCTTAGAAGTATCTAGGACAATATCTTGTTTCCCATAGCTAAAAGTGAGTGTGTGCCCTTCAATGATCTTAAGCAATTCTGTCTGCACGAGTGATTTGAACTGATGATCATTGACCTCTAAGCCTAATTTATCCACTTCATCTAAAAAAATCACACCATTTTGGGTCTTTTGGATATCTTTACCCGCATTTTGATAAAGCCCAACAAATATGTTAGGGACATCATTCCCTTTGTAGCCCTCGGGTGTCAAGTGTGAAGCATCCACAATATTATAGGGGATACCCAAATGTTCTAAGAGTGTCTTGGTCATATAGGTCTTGCCACAGCCTGAAGGGCCAATGAGCAACACATTGCTTTTTTCATACACCACTTGCTTGCCTATAAAACGCGCGTAGTGATCGCTAATTTCAACACAAAAAGCCTCTTTTGCTCTTTCTTGCCCGACAATGTGGCGATCCAAGTAGGCTTTAAGAGCTTGGGGAGTGTATTCTTTGATTGCGGGCAAATCAATAGGTTCATTTCTTTGTCTTTCTTTCTCTAACACAGCATATTCTTTATGCGTTGTTTGCTGTGTTGTGTATCTAGAAGGTTGGTGTTCTTTGTGCTCGCGCACATCTGGTTCTCTAGGCGATCTTGCATCCAAGAGGTGGCGCACTTCTTTAACGCTTCTAGGTGTTTGAATTAGGAACACATTGGGCATAAAATCCGCATCTTTTTCAAAGATGCATTCTCCATCCTCCAATATCTTTACCTTGATGGGGAGATTAAGATGACTTGCCATAATCTCTAAACACCGCTTTTGCTGAAACATGAGTGATATGCCACTTGTTTCTGAGCACTTGCGGAATACTTGGATATGCTCAGGCGTGAGTTTATTGAGTAAGCTCTGTTGGATATGTGCTAGTGCTTTCTTGCTAAAGATCTCTTTTAATCTCCCTATCACCCACGCCCGCAACACTTTTGGCATGTAGTAAAACATTTGCCCATTTGCCTTAAAAGAGCTGTCTTGGAGAATAGAAGAACTTTTATATTGTCCCCAGTAATCTGCGCTCAAAATCCCCAAATTTAGGCAATCCTCTTGGCTTAACAACCCATAGTTTTTTTCTAAATACAAACCAATGAGTCTTTTTGTGATGCGTCTATTAGTGGATAACCCACTACAAAGAGAATTGATAAGTCCTTGTTTACCAAACTTTTCTTGCTCTAAAAATTGGCAAAAAACTTTTATCTCTTTTGAAGTTGAATCTATCTCTGGTTTAAGAGAAATCCGTTTTGTAATTTCAAAACACAATTTGTCTTTTGAAAGATAGGGGTTTAATCTGTAAAAAGCCTTTTGGATATAAGAGTTATAACTGGGGAAACGCTCCAATAAATCTTGCTTAAAATTCTCCATAGGGATTTCAAAATTGCCAAACAACCCACCATAGGCTTTGGATTTTAAATAATTGCTGATCACATAGGATTGGATTTGTTTAGAAAATGAGAAAATGGTTTTAAACATACTCTCCACACCTTTGCTATCCATAAACACAAGTGCCAAATCCATACTCTGGCGTTCTTGGCAGATCTTAGGGAAGAAATAATGATCGCCTCTATCTTGTGCGATTTGGGAGAAATCAATGGCATAAAAAAGGTCGTAGATTAATTGTCTGTATTCTTGCTCTTCTTGGTCAGGGGTTTTAGAGAACCCCCACCCTTGCTTTTTCAATAATGTCTTAAAATAGGCTTGGCAAGCTTCTTTAAAAAAAAGCGCATAATCTTTAGGCAATATCCCATAATTATTGAAAATGGCTTTAACGATTCGGTTTGCCAAAATACTGAGTGCTCCTTTCCGGATGAAAAATTCCATCAATTCATAACAACCCATTTCCTTTTTTTGTTCCTGCATTTTTTGCTTCTTTTTAGAATTTTCAAAAGCGGACATGTTTTAACATATTTTTGTTTATACTCATCTTAAGTGTATAAACAGATTTATATTTAAAATAACTCACTTGATTTTAAATAACCTTTGATGCTATAAAACGCTAAAAAAAACTAAAGGTGTCTTTTGTCAAAACAACTGCTTTTACTCCCCAAACCTTCTAAACCTGCTTTATCTGTGGTTGTGTGTAAAGGGAGAAATAAAGATTACCCCGATCTTGAAAAGGATATAGAAGTGCGCTGTTACCTATGTTCCCCATAGCCAAAAAAGCTAAGACTTTATGGTGCGGTCGTTTAGAACGACATAAAAGACACCTAGAACCCATTTCGATTCATTTTTCAAGTCTAAAACCCCAAAAAAAATAACACACAACACCCCACAACCAAACCCCAAACAAACATAGCGATCTAGCCCCGTAACTGTTCAAATAATTTACATTGTCTTAGGAGATTTTGTTATAATACGATTCTTCCATGCGTAGTCAACTACAGTTCTGCATAAAGTGTCAGTTACTAAGAAAGAGGGTTATATTTAGTTAGATACACTGCACCCTTACCGTGATTTGATGGCTTAATGAGCACATCATGCTTTAGAATTAAAAAAAAAAAAGTGGTGTATAATACACTTGTGAGTTGAAGGCAACCTTTTAAAGAGTTTGTGTTATTCAAGTAAGGTGGGGTTGTTTGCATTCTTGCACTTTTAGAGGATTGTCAAATTTGGTATTTGACTGACAGAAAGTTGCTAATTTTCGTGGTTAAGCTTTGGTGTAGATAAATTGGGAGTTTGCTATGTCTGTTAGTGGTTTTAGTGGTTTGCGTTCTGTGGGTGACTTGGAGCATTTTAATTTTTTAATCCCTTCTTATCAAAGAGGGTATCGTTGGGGAACGGCAGAGGTAGAAATCTTACTTAGGGATATTGCGGATTTTATTAAGAAAAGCAAGTCAAATGATCGCCAGCGTTGTAGTTTACAACCTATTGTAGTCAAGGCAAAAGTGGAAGGTCAAGACAAAGTCTACCACGTTATTGATGGACAACAACGCCTTACAACCATTTTTTTAATTGTAAAATATCTTACGAGGTATGTCGTGAGAGAAAAATGTCAAGAAGGTGGGGATGTGAGGTATCTTGCGAGAAAGGAAGGTGAGGAAGTCAAAAGGGGTGATAATTTGTTTTTCATCAAATACGAAACAAGGGAGAGGAGTTTTGAATTTTTAGAGAATATACAGGATCGGAAATACGACGGAACCATAGACTCTTGGCACTTTAGAGTAGCCTACAAGACTATTTGTCATTTTTTTAAAGATTACCAATGCGGTGATAAGAAAGATTTTTTAGAAACCTTGTGTGAGAAGTGTGAAGTGCTTTGGCATGAAAGTCCAGATAAAGAAGAGAAAGTATTTGTTCGTTTGAATAGTGGGAGAATTCCTCTTTCAGAGGTTGAGAATATTAAGGCATTGTTTTTAGCGCAAAACCAAACCGATGGATTAACAGAAGAAGAAATAGAACAAAAAGAGGAAGAAAATAAGAACAGGGCAGAGAGATGGTATAGTGCCGAGAAAGAGGCTAGAAAGAACGGAGACTTTATTTACTGCGTGCTAGAACACATAGATAGATGTGACATCATGTCTATAAAAAAGGAGGGACAAGAGTGGTCCGTTCTATCTGATGATGTCCAAAGGATTGGAGTTTATCTCAAAGCAATTATGTTTCATAAGAAAAAAGGAATTTACAAGCGAGTGCCTTATAAAAAGAAGAAAAATTACTTATTTGACTATTTTTATCATAAATACGAGAATGAGAGCATGGATGATGAATGGAAAAAACTTGATAAGGCAATTAGACATCTCTCTGACTTTGCATCAGGGGTTTTTTAACAAAAACAATAAAAGCAGTGACATTGAAATTGAGATAAACAGAAAGATTTTTCACTATCTTGGTTTTTTGATACTACAAGGTTATAAAATTAGCGAGCTATACACAGAGTGGCTGAATGTTGGAGATAAAGAGAAGTTTGCCATTTGTCTTGAGGATTTGGTTAAGAAGAATGTTCAACCCTATATCAAAAGAATAGATGACTTGACATACAATAAGAACAAGGATAGAAAACCCTTACAAGTCATTCTCTTGCTCTTTAACTTAGAGTATCTCATGGAGAAGATAAAATCCTTAAAACCTTTTGAGTTTAATCGTTTTATACTAGAGAAGTGGAATTTGGAACACATTTATGCGCAAAATTCTGAAAGTGTATGGTCGCAAAAGGAACAAGGCAATTTATCGAAATTAAAAGAGGCAATAAAGAGTACAGAAGATTTAAATAAGTTAAGAGTGGATATTGAAAGTGAGAAGGCAGACATTAGTGGCATAAAAAATAAATTGAAAAATTTATCGCAAAAAGGAAGTAAAAAAGTAAATAATGCCTTTAAGGAGGATATTAAATCTTTTTTAAAGGATATAAAGCATGTTAATGATAGGGAATTCCCCAAACAATTGGAGAAATTATTGTCAGATATGAAAAATAGAGTCGTTGAAGAGACTAGAAAAAAACTAAAGGGTTGGAAGAATCCGTCAAAAAATTCAAAAACAAATGAAGAAATTCATAGGATGATCGTTGAGTTTTTCGAGCAAACAAAAGACGACAATGAGAAGTTTCTCAAACAATTTGCGAGCGAGTTGTTGCCAAGTATAGAGGAAAAGCTTGCTAAAGAACCTGAAGAATGGCTACGGGAAGTAAAGGACCACCTTGAAGTAGAGGACCACCTTGATGATGGTGAGCTTAAAACGGGAATTGAAAAATTTTTAAAAGCAATAAAAAATAAAAGTTTCTTCGAACTCTTAGAATCAGAGGGATTGCTGAAAAAAGCAGATGAAGCTTTTCAAAGGGATGAAGATCTGCACCGCTTGCAAAATCTTACTCTACTAGACGAAAATTCTAATAAAAAAATAGGCAATCTCATTTTTACTAGAAAACAAGATAAAATCCGAAAGATTGATGACCAGCAAAAACTCATCCCTATTTGTACACGAGAGGTGTTTAACAAGGTTTTTTCTGCCGATACCGATAAAAATAAGAGATTTTTTACAAAAAAGGATCGGAAAGCTTATCTCGAGGCGATTAAAAAGTGTTTGGACAAGTACAAGTATTAGAAAAACCAAAGAACTGCAACACTCAAGGGCATAAAGAATGAGGTCTTATACTTTTTTGGAATTTTTAGACTTAGAATTTTTGAAAGATGGTAACGGAGCTAGTTGTGGTGTGCAGAAAATAGAGGTGCCTAGACTCCAAAGGGATTATGCACATGGGAGACGATCCAAAAATTGTGAGAATGTAGCAAACGCTTTTTTGAATGCGCTCTTTGATGTCTTGAAGAAGAAGGAGGAGGAATTACACTTAGATTTAATCTATGGTTATCAAGATAAACGAGTGTTTAAACTTATAGACGGACAGCAACGCATCACTACCCTATGGCTTTTATATTTTTTCCTGTACAAGAAGTCTCAAAAAATCGATAAGATTAAAGATAAACTCGCTAGATTCGTTTACAATATGCGCAGAAGTTCTAAGGATTTCTGCGAGGAATTGTTAGAAATGGAAGAGGAATTTCAACTAGACAAGAAACCTAGCGAGACCATTTTTTCAGTAGGAGCAACATCTGGGGATTGTGGCGACGATCCGACTGTTCAAGCCATGGTTCGCATGCTCGATCTCATCCATAAAAAACTGAATGGTAAAGATACGGAAAGTTTCATAAAAAGATTAAAATGTATTTCTTTTAATGTTATTAACATGAAAGATTTTGGACTGGGCGAAGATCTCTACATCAAAATGAATGCTAGAGGTAGACCCTTGCTCAAATGTGAAAAACTCAAGGCTTTTATAGAGGATGGGAACATCAAGGATGGAACTAAAATCTCTAGAAAAATATTAAGTGCCATAGATAATCAATGGAGTGATTATTTTTTTGTAGCTAGTGATCCTGATACTTTTGATGATACTTTTGATGATACTTTTGATGATACTTTTGATGAGCGCTTCTTCAACTTTCTGCATTATGCCAATGTCTTTTTTGCCCTAAAAGAAGAATTTACTCCAAAAAAAGAATTAGAAGAAGGATCGGAGAAGAGTGTCGAGGACATTGCAGAGCTCCTCTCAACGGAACGCGCCATTAATGACTCGTATAGGTTTTTAAAAGAAGAGAAAAATTTAGAGCTATTGGATAGGGCGATCATGCAATTGCCAAAATGGATCTCTTTAAAAAATCTTAAGATTAAAGGACCTGAGTTTTTTGGAAAACGGAAACAGAATAAGCAAAAAAAGAAACATGGGAAACAAAGAGAAGATGAAGAAGATCGAGAGGAGATAAAAGAAGGTAAACTTGGTAGAAAAGATATTTGCCACTTCTTTGCCTTTTTATTTTTAATCGAAGTTAGGGGGCAGTGCGTAGATACAGCGGTGGTTGAAGATTATCTGAGAGTGTGTCAACATTTTATAGAAAACCACGATTGGAATGACGCTGGGGATATTAAGAGTTTTTTTAGACTCCTTAAGGAAATTTCTCAGGGCATCACCTGTACTGTTAAGGAGGGGAAAGAAAATGAATTTTATGAATTTTTGTCTTGTTTTGAATTAGAAAGCGAATTTAATAGAGAGGTTTACGCATTAGAAAAAAGAAAAGCTAAACTTATCTATAACGATGGTGTGTATGATGAAAAAGCTCAAGGCTGGAAAAAGATTTTAGACGACACAAGTGTTCATGATTATTTAAGAGGTTATGTAGGTTTTTTGCTAGATTTTAGCATGGAGCATGGCAAGGAAAATTTAGAGAAATTTGTCCAATATGCTGAATTAACTATGGGGATTTTGGATATTTTTTTTAAAAAAACAGAAACTAAAGATCCCGGTTTATCCCATCTAAGTTTATTCCAAAGGACACTCTTGTGTTTTGGGGATTATAGTGTTGAAGCAACCAATCAGTTTTTTGGTAACCTTTACAAGCCAGGGCTATTTAGATTTAGAGAGCTTGTTTTTAAATTGTTTAGAAAAAAACCTAATGATGAGGGTAAGCCCTATTTACAAAGACTTTTGGACACTCTTTTGTCATTAAATTCTCAAAAGCCAGTGCAGAAAGAGGAACTACCAAAGAAAATGCAAGACATCGTTGAAAATTACACCAGGTCTCAAGGAGTCTACCTTTCACAAATTTCGTGTCCTCTCATTGAAAGAAGTTGGTGGGAACAGCTTCTACTTCAACGACAAGAATTATTTGAATTCATTAATGCTGCTAATTGGGGAAACAGCGACAGATTGCAGGAGTGTGGGAGGATTAAGTTTGAAAGGGATCGTAAAAATAAACTTCAAAGAGTTTATCTCCTTCAAGCAAAAAAAGATTCAGAACAGGCGAGAGATCTTTTGGGTTATGCGTTTTATTGTCATTGCAAACAATACGAAAAGAGTGAACAAAATGGGGAAGGAGTAGTAAGGATTGATTTAGATTATGAAAATAATAAGAGGAATCGCCAGTTTGGTATTAAGTTTGACAATAAAGAATTTGCTGTTTTTGCAGATAGTAAAGAGTCCACCATTACTCTCACAAAAACTCTCACAAAAACAAAGGATAATGTAGAGGGTGATAAAGAGGGTAACAAACAGAAACATTCATTTGACATTAATCTCGGTTCGCATACGGATGTTTTGAAAGAATTTGGAAGAGTTTTTGGTGAAATGCGAGAAAGGATCACGATCGAATATTCCCAATCTGAGAATTGAGACAACCACCATGCCATAGGGAGAGTCCTTGATGCTTTCAATGACACAGATCAAAGTTTGCATGGCTACCTACAGATCTAGCAATCTCGCAGTGCAACATCTCTACAAACACAATAAGACAACAGCCAAAACCCAACCAACAATCACATAATCTCCAATGGAACAATATTCACCAACCTAAAAAAGGTAGAGGACTGTGAATAGTTATGAATAACAACACCAATACAAAAGCTCATTACGCCAAAGTGCAAGCTTTTAAAAACAATCTTAGAAATCTCATATCTCTAGAGCGACTTATGTCTTATGACAACAATATTAGCCAAGCACGATGCTAGTTTGGAGTTCAACGCCAAACTTACTCCCAAAATTGCCCAAGCAGAGATTTACTTGAGAAATATTGTAGATTTTTGTATGCAATTAGTCATTGGTGGTTCATCTTGGATTATGGATGAGCCCTGTCTCAACAAAGAGATAGAGAAAATTAACAAGCGCACAAGTAGAGATAGGCTGATCCAAGAGCGTGTAGTCTATATGCAAAAAAACCGACTTAAAGACCTACAATTCTTACCTGCTGTCTAATTTAACACTGGGGTCTATTATCGTTGTTATCAAACAGAATCATTTGCAAAATTTGATTTTTGATTTTAGAAAACAGAGATTAGATTTCAGAGATTTCTGTAATCTTAACAAGAAGATAGATTTAAAACTGCCCAACTATCACAAGATCAACATTGCAAAGACAAGGATCAAAGAGGACATTATCTATCCTAGACTTTCTGCTTGCGCGCCAAGTAGTGGCACAAATCATCCTGAACGGATTGTAAGCCTTGCATACGAGAGGATTGAATACTTTTTGGAGTTTTTATTGCAACATCTAGGAAATACTTAGAACATCAATTTTCAAGTCAGTCAAGCGAGTGTGAAACAAGAAAAACCGAAGAATTAAATTAAATAAATTAAATAAATTAAATAAATTAAATTAAATTAAATAAATTAAATTAAATAAAGAATAACAAAAAAGAAACCCTCAAAGAGAGCCGGGGGAGCCCCCCGATTTAACTTCATCTGTATTGTTGCATAAAATTCGTAAAAAATATCTTAATGATGTTAATCGATCTTGACATAAGCCTTTGCTCTCATGTACTAGTGTTGGTTTTTGCACACTACCAGCTTCCACAACCATTTTTAACCCTCAAACCATAGTTTGATATTCCCAAACCTTAACCTTTCACTCTACGACCTTTAAAAGTGCTTTAAATGCTATGTTTGTTTTATTGCTTCTCTTCATCTTACTCTCCAAAGACATAGTTGTCCTAAATCAATCAGTTTTTTACTCTCTCCCCAAAGGCATGATTATCCCATAGCCATAGGTGTTTCAAGATCAAGAGTCTAATTCTCACTTCAAAACCCTCTCTTGGGGGTTTTGGGGGCTTGCCCCCAAGAGCAATAAGAGCAACAATTTTATACTACCATTTAAGGTAGAAAATTTGCCATTGACAAGCAAGGGACACAGCGCAAGCTTGTTTGTTAAGTTTGCTTTGTGGGACTGGTGGTATAATGGTGATGTTTGTATCTTTGAAAAAAGGGGCTTAATGGATAATATGGGAAATCAATTAAGTACGAGCATGCGAACTAGAGGCAAACAAATAGGCAGTAAAGGGGGTATGGATAAGCAACCAACTAAACAAGCCGATAAGAAAAAGAAAATCCCTAGAGAAGTTAAAGATGTGAGTGCTCGGGAGTTATCAAGTCTAATGGGGCGATCAGGCAAACAGATCACAAAGGCAAAAACCTTAATGCCCTTAAGGAAAAGCAAAAGTTGAACGAATGCCCAAACTCTAACCAAAGGACTAGAATATGCGCCATTTTGACACCAACGCCATTGCCAAATAGGTTTTCAACACTGAATTACACACCCCAAGTCCCAAAATCCAAGAGAGAGAGAAACCCGATTCAACGCCAGCCGTGCCAAACAACCCACGCTGAATGTCATACTAACAGCCCACACCACTCATCTTAAAGAGGCTATGTGTGCCAGCCACGACATCATCATTGACACCCTCAAAGACACCCAAACAGACTGCAAAAACTACTGGGTGCGCCAATCCGCTCGCTTCTTAAACAGCTTTACTTAACAACTGCATAAGCGACACCCTAGACATCCATTCTTTTTGCACTTTCCACACCCAAACCAACATCGCTCTCCGTGTCTTGCTTGACCTTTGTGCCGATCATGGCATAGACATCACCCACCCCCAAACAGAGGGCGAGCGCGCCATTCACACTTTTTAAGTAAAAAATTCATCGTGGAGTGGATCATCTTGTTAGGCATTTTTAGAAACGATCTTGACTTCTGCAAGAACATCCCCGTGCTAGAAACCACGCTCAACCAACACATGGAAATCATCAATCAGACCGTCCAAATCCCAAAAATCAAGCAATAAGGACATGGCATGGCAGAAATCACTCTACAGATCACCCCCAACTCTAAAATATAGCAAAAACTTGGCGTTATTAAACAACCAAGCCTACCAACTCAAACAAGGCAAATTCACGGCTTAAATGCGTGAATTCTCCAACTATCCTAGCTAGTAAGGAGCTCATTAAAAAGTAAGAGCAAGGCAAGTGGTGGAGTGTAGAGATTAATTCTATAAACACAACAACTTAGGAGGGTTAGCCAATTGTTTCAATCCACTTCAAGCAACCAAGAATGAAACTTTTCAGCCACTTCTAAGTCTCAAACTAAAACTTGACACCAATATAACACAAAAATCTGAAATTTTGTCAAGCTATCCACAATGGCAGTTCTTAATGCACATTCTAGTTCTAGTAGTTATTACGATAGTTCCAACGCTTTAAAGAGCAGTTTTGGTATGATTTTCTGCGAGTTCTTGTTGTGCTACTACCTAGTTCCTTACCAATTCCAAGCCAGTTCTCCTGCTCAGTTCTCATGGTTTTTCTATTCAGTTCTAATGCTTGTTAATGTGAGTTCTAATATGATTTTTTATCAAGAGTTCCCTGCACATCTTCCTCTTAGTTCTCTTAGATTATCTCATTAGTTCTAAAACTAACCAATACCTACCTTAAACAAATCTTAACCACTACATCTTAGCATAGACTTTGACAAGTATTGGAGACAACAAAAACCCCTTAAAACGCCTATTTTTGATAAAAATGCTCTCTAACCCCCTTGTGTAGGGACTTTAGCCATAAAAGATGTGTATCTTTTGTGTTATCCTGCACCCATTAAAATCCATCCTAAATTGGCTATTTTTTCATCTAATCTTTTCTCTTAAATTTTTCAAAAAATTTTAGCTACAATCTGCCAAATTACATGGGGAATAAGGGAAAATAATTGGCGATAAAGCTTGTAGATGCACCACTGGATTATAAGCCTGATCTAGATTGGATTGATGAAATTGTCAAACCCAAAAGGGTTAGACCTAGTAGAGACGCCTACGATACTAAGCTTTTAATTCATTTCAATCACTTTGTGCAAAAAGGTGCGCCTTCTGTATTCAAGCATTACGAAATTGACATACTCTCCCATAACTAAAGTCAGGGGATTCTAACTTTAGTGGAGATCGCGGCTTCAAGCAGGACAGCTCCGTTTGGAGTCTTACATTCCCTATTCCAAAGGTTGATGCCCCAACCCCAAGGGTATTACCCCTTGATTGCAACACAAATATTAGCACAGACATGCTTGTGCTAGCCTTATATCCCCATAGCTAAAGCTAGGGGCTTTACGGCGTGGTTGGTAAGACCCCTGTAATCATTAAGAATATCGGGCAGATGAAGCGCGCGCATTTGAAAAATGCGCTTGTCTATGCTCTTAAGGGCACAGACAACAAGAAAGCCTACAACCAATGGTTTGAACAAGCGGGTGTTGGGGACATTTTAGAAGAATGGACAGCAGACTTTGATCTGCTCAAAGATTATAATGAGGCGATGCACTTGGTCTTTTCTCTCAAAGAAAAACCCGATGACTTGACAATGCACAATCTACTCCACACCACTTTTGAAACACTCAGAGCGTGTATGCCTGATTACAAGTTTGCTTTAGTGCCCCATAACCACCAAGAGCACGCCCATATCCATGTCTTTATCAATAAAACTAACCAAATCACCAAAAAGAGATTGCGCTTTGCTACACGCACTCATTGCAAAGAGTTTTTCCACGATTTAAGAGAAGAGTTTAGTTATCGTGTCAATGCGTGGTTGCAAACCCCTGAGCACCTCTATGTCAATCAACCTAGTTTGCAAGCTTTAGACAATCTCAACCAACACCTGCGGGCTATTAGAGAGGAAGAAAAACAAGCAGAAAAAGACTTGACTAGCAAAGAAAAACACCTCAATTCTTATAATCAAGAGCTCCTAAGTATTGGCGCGTCAGCCATCCATAAACGCATTAAATACTTAGAACAACGCACTAAGTTTTATGAGGATAAGCTCTTGCGTGTCAGGCAAGTCTTAGCCAAACGCACTTGGGAAAAACCGGGCTGGTTTCCCCCTAGCCCAGAAGAACTCCAAAGACGCATCGCATTGTCTAAAAGCTACAATTCAGCCAACAAAGAACACTTCGAGCCTCTAGATGTCCTTGATGTCCCCACTCTCCAAGAGTTAAAAGAATATTTTTCACAGGTCCTAGAGCAACACCGGCACCATCTCACCCACACTAAAGAGAGCTTGCAAGCTTGGCTAGACTACACCAACACACTCTTTGAGCAACAAACTAGAGGTTTCACTCTCTTGCAAAAGAAACAAGCCATCTATGAGCAATACCAACGCTTGGATCAACGCTGTTTGGATAAAAACACTCTTTTGCACATAACTAGACTCAAAAGTGAAATAGAGATACAGCGCACCACTCAAGAGAGAAACTTTATCAATCCTAACTTCTTAGATCACATGGCCCAAGCTCTACACCACCAACCACCCACGCTTAAAAATCTCAAACGGCATTACCACAAGCTCAGAACTCTAGCACACCTTGTGCCCCAGCTCCAAGAAGTTAATCCAAGTGAGCAAGATAGACAGCTAGTCATTATCCAAAGCAACCAACAAGCCTTGCTCAATATTGCTAATGAAAGACTAGCTTTCTTAGTGCAACGCTTCAATGCCCTTAGACAAGAGAAAGAGGACTTAGAGAAGATTTGGAATGAATGGACACAACGGCACCAACAAGCCACAACCCTAAAAGAACAAGAGAGCCTCTTGCTCAACCCAAACTATGCACAACTCAACCACTCACTAGAGCGCATTAGTAAGAGTTTATCTTTCATTGCCAAAGAGATTTTAAGTGCTAATCGCTTTTTAAACACCCACGCACAACATTTTCCTCTCACCTTGCTCGATGCCAAACAACTCTTACAAAAACTCAAAGTTGAACAAAGAGAGTCAGTTTCTAAGACAAAAGAGTTATCCCAAACTCAAAAAGTTTCTGGTGTGCCCCACGCCATACAACCTGCTTTCAAGTCTGCTGTTGTTATACTGGGCACAGATAGGCATAAGCAGTCCAACCAGCAACATCTTAGCAATGAGTCAGAGCTCTCACAAAGACACACAAGGGCAAGCAATGTGCTTACATCTGTATCTGAGCTAGACAAGACTACTACCCAAGATAGCGTGTCTTATCAAGTAGGCCAGCATAACCAACAATATGGCCAGCAAGCATCCTCAAACCAACCACAGCAACCCCACACCTCTAAACCAAAAACAACCCAACTTGATTTAACCGCTATTCCACAAGCTCCAGCTACTTTGGACTTCAAAACAATGATGCAAATATTGCAAGATCAACAAAAGGCACTCCAAACAATGTCCCAAGAGATCACAGAACTCAAGCAACAACAGACTCAAGAGTCCCTAGAGCTTGGACAAGCACGACAAGACATAAAAACACGGCCACAGCCAACAACCCAGTCAGCATTCACATACAATGAAACCTCCAGCAAGGAAAAGGGCAGAGGCCATCGATAAATCACTTCCCTTATTTCAAAAAACACTGCTTACTGCCCTTTTAACGCTTTTTACAAGCTTATAGCAAGCGACTTTACAAAAAATCCATTCAAACCATTACCAACACTCCCAATCAATTCTGAGCCATTTTAGAGCAATACAGGCAGTATCTCATTTAAACGCTCTAGGCTCTCCATAGAGCCACACACAAGCCAAACCATACAAAWACACTAACCACTCTTTTCAAAGCGTTCTGTGAGCCTTGTAGAGCTTAAAGTTTGCTGATTGCCTTTAGCGATTTATCTCTTAACACATATCGTGCCACACTTATGGAGTCTTCTGCACAACTCCATAGACTTTACTTGGAAGGTTTGAGAGAGTTTTTGTGTGTGCAGTGGATATTCTTTGCTATGGAGTTCTGTGTTTGGCAATAGCTCTCTGTGTGTCATTCTTGCTCATCTCCATAACCTTCTTGTGGATTTCAAATTCATATATGCTGTAAAACAGAGCCACGAAAAACAAAATTGTTCCAGCAACTACTGACCCCTTTTTCATCTAGCACCCCTTGTGTTGATAAATATAAAACCCCCACACTTTTTAAGACTTGTGTTTTTTTAAAAATTTTTTGCTTTTCACATGCCATGTGTCATGAAAAACAAGCAATAGGTTAGAAAGAAGCTAAAGCTTATTTCCCTTATTTTATTATTATATTTAGGGGGAAAACTTATTCCGTTTTCTATTAATAATCCCGTGTTCAAGGGAGGTATTTTTAGGCATTCTCATTTTCTCTCTTAAAATTGCATTCTTTTAACAAACTCAATAAGGGAG